CTAAGACTCCAATAATATAAATTTAGAAACTAAATTAAGATTAAAAAAGAGAATCGACGGCGGATTCTCTTTTTTAATCTTATTAATATATAGACATATATTGTTCCCTTTCCCAAGGATGCACTTGAAGTCGAATTCTGTACTATGTTTTTTTAACTTTTCAAGACCTATCATAAACAACAGTAAAATTGTAAATTTCATTTTTGTTTATTTAATATTTTCATTTACTATCAAAAATAATGGGGTGAATACGGGGTAAACTTGGGGTGGAGTTTTATTTTGATACTATAGTTGTAGTTTGCTATATTTTTTCTTAGGCTCAACTACTTCAATTTTATTACTCTTTTGAATTTTTAATTCATACCCAAGTAAATTAATGTTTATCCCCTTTTTTACCATATTAACAGAGATACACAAAATATACCCGAAAAATAAACCTGATATTAATCCTAAAGCAAAATAATAATACATAACTTTTCCTCCCTTTTTAACGAATTTAGTTCTATTTACGCCCACGCCCTCATAAACTGTGTAGTGTAGGCAAACAGTTTTTATAGCACCTCTATACCCTTCCGACATGAAGGGCTTTTTTATTGCAAAATTAGATGTAATTAGATGATATGTTATGCAGGATTGCACAGCATTTAAGCGAATTTACATATTGAGGTGATAATATGGAATGCCGATTAAAAGAATTATTAGACGGACGGACAATCGCATGGCTTTCCGATAAAACTGGAGTACATAGAAATACAATTACTTCTTATATAAGAGGTACGGCGCCGCAATTGGATAAAGCTTATTTAATTGCAGACGCATTAAATAAATCCGTATATGATATATGGCCTCCGAATTAGGATGCCTATTTTTTTATCATTTTTGACGAAATTTTGTGCATAAAATAAAATGTAATCCCATATCATTTAATAACATGACATGGGAGGTAATGAAATGACAACGATGAAGAATAAGCCTATATCGTTTAATTTAGATAACCCCGGTGATAAAAAGCTATTTGAATTTGTTAAAGATATTAAGAATTTTTCTGGTTATGCAAAATCACTTATTTATAATGACTTAAAAAGAAAATCAGAAATTAAAGTGGAAGTTGGGAATAAGTAATAAGAACTGCACCTACAGCGATAAGAACCCACGGTAACATCAGGTATCACCTCTCTTTTTTATTAATATGGACGAAATTTTGTGCAATTATGCATAGGAGGGTTATAAATGATTGTTAAATTAAATGGTAATTATTGGTTTGATACGAATGAAGGCCATTCGGATGAATTGGTTGTTGTTCAGCGATCTAATAAACTAAAAAAGTTTGCTCTCACACTTTGGACTGCATCAGGAGTCTTTGCTTCTAATAAAGCTCACGCCGAAACAGAAAGCTTTTACGAAAGTATGCGACCGTTGACTCATGTATTTCAAGATATTGCTTTAGGATTAGGTATTCTCTTTGCGTTGACTGGATTTATCTTATTAGGATTTAGAAGACGTTGGGGAGAAACAACGCTAAAAACCACTGGATTCGTAGTAGTTGGAGTATTTCTTGTTCCCAGCCTTCTAATGTTAGTGGCTATTGTAGGTACCTTATTAAACGAAGCATTAACAGATGCGTTTGAAAATGTAAGAACGGGAGTGAGTCAATAATGAGATTCTTTGCTGGACTAATTTTTGGTTTTATAGCCGGGACATTTTACGCCTTGTATCAGTCTGTAGAAGCTTCGGAAAGTAAACTAATTAATATAATGGAAAGTCTTAAAGCAATTATGGGGGTGTTTTAATTGGAAATGGTATGGCATGGATCCACTTTAAAAATTAATTTTCCTTATGCATCCCAGCCGTTAAAAAAGTTACCTAATAAGCCTAAACCTTCATTTAAAGTGAAAGTTAATAATAAGGAAGTCCCTTTGAAATTAGTTCATCAAAAAACCATTCATTCACCATACAAAACATTCCAAATCATCCCCCATTCTAATGTCAAAAATGACAAAGTAGAGCAGTTTTCAGATATTCTTGCAGATTCGTTTACGGAGTTATTTGAACGTTTTAAAAGCGGAAAAATTAATGACCCAGACCGTGTATTTTTTGAAACAGCTATTACTAAGGATTCTTACCAAACATTTATCACTACTAACGACGAAATATACGATACCATCAAACAACAAGCCCAGGTAACATGGAAAAATGTTACCCTCCAAGAGAAAAAACAAAAAGAAAATTTTAAAGAGAAAGATTGTCTAGCTTATGGTTATAAATTGAAATACCCCTTCTTCCTATCGTTAAAGACAGATAAAACGATGCAACAGATACCATTAGAAGAACTATTGGAAATATCACGTTTTATGGACGGTATGGATAAAGTATTTATCCAATTCGGCATACAATCTGCTGAAGAGCATTGGTATAAAGATGCGGAAAAAGAACGAGAAGAATTTGAAAGAAAACCTCCTAAACGGTGGATAAGAAAGGAATTTCATAAGTCAACAGAAATGAAACCAACTTACTTTGGTTTTGATTTTACGCTACGGTTTATTGTCCAATCGCAAAACGAAAGAAGAAAAAGAAGGATAGCAAGAGGTTTAAACCTGGCACTAAAGCAATTGAATCAAGATAATGAATTAAAAGAGAAGGTTATTAAACCTTATAGGATGAATAAGTTTATCAATAAAGTGACAAATCGTCATATTTCTATTCCTTTTATATTTGGTAGAAGACAAATACTTACACCACCAGAGATTAAGCATTTTATGAAGCTGCCACAAAGACATCTACAAGATGAATATCCGATTATAGAGACCGTAACAGGAAAGGAAACGGATATACCGGAAAGAATTAAAAAGGATGGATTAGCTTTAGGAGAAGTGACGTTTAAGGGTAAAAAACATAAAGTTTTCATGCCGACGAATAACCATGATGAATTGTGCTTACCACAAATTGTGATAGGATCCATGGGGTCAGGTAAAACAGCTGGATTTGGGGGTAACTTATTGGTTGAATCTGTTAAAAATGGATTCGGTGGTCTAGCTATCGACCCTAAAGATGGTCAAATTAGAAGAGAATTAGAAATAGGTCTCCCAGAAGATAAAATAATTAAAATTAAATTTGGTGAGGTTCCTATTAGTTTAGACTGGAGAGAAGTAAACCATAGTTCTAAAGCGAAAAATAGATTAGCAAATACTATTTTATCATTCTTTAATACAACAACGGACGAAACAGGAGCACAGACAAGTAGATTTTTAAGAGCTGCCACCATGGCCATGCAAACCGGAAAGTTGTCGGAAGTCTTGAAGATTCTTGAAGATAAGGACTATAGAACCGAAGTTATGGAACAAGTAACAAATCCAATCCATAAATCCACGCTTAATGATTTAAATGAAATGAGTGACGGCAAACGAGCGCAAATATTATCCCCTATCTATAATAGGCTGGACGTTATACTAGGTGACGAATATTTATATGAATGCATGGAAAGCGAAAACGGAATTGACCTAGTTGAAATAACAAGTCAAAGGAAAGCATGTATAATCGATGTTCCAAAGGATTTACTTGGAAAAGAAGGTGTCGAGATAATTGCCAGCCTTATATCTACCAAACTAGATTTAGCTATGACTTTGAGGAAAGAAAAGGACAGATTCCCTTATAAAATTGTATTCGATGAACCACACCAATTTAATAAAAGTTCAAAGTTGTGGAAGAGCGCTGCTGTTGAATCGAGATATTGGAAGTACGCTTACTGTTGGATGTTCCACAGCTGGGAGCAAATTCCACGTGATCTCGCTGAGATAATTAAGGCAGCTGGGCCGCACTATCACCTGTACCCATCTTCTAAAAAGACTTTTACAGATTTAGCCGAGGAAATAGCTCCGTTTTCGGTAAGTAATGCTTTAAAATTAAAGAGATTTCACGCTATCAATATAATAAGGTCAGGTGGCGAAGTTGTTACACCTTTTATAGCTAAAATGGCTCCCCCGCCAAGCAAAAACAACCCCTAACCAAACGGCTAGGGGCTATTCTATATTTACATCTAAAACATTCATTAACTTTATTTTAGCATAATCATCAAACTGCAAAAAGTTACCCACAGCATCAATCTTCTTTAATTTACCTTTTATCAATTTATAATCATGATCTGAAAAATATTTAACCTCAACAGTCAAGTCATTGTGAATTGCCATTTGCAATTTCATCCCTATTTCTTCTAACTCTTGTTCATCAAGAACAGGCTTCTGTTTATATTCCGTGGTTTTCCAGTAATCATTTAACATTTTAATCTGTTCAGGCATCATGATTGATGTCCATTTAATGGTTCCTCTATCGTTAATATTACTCATTTTAAGCACCCTTTCTTGTTTGTCCAGCTGAAAGGATATTGTCTAATTTAAACGTTCGTACCTTCTTTCGATAGTAACAATAAGCGAGTGCATAATCATTCTGAAGCTTCATTACTCTTATATAGCGCTCTGTCACCTTATTATCCCTATCCATATAAAAGATGATAATTTTTTCTTTATTATCGATAGACCTCTGAAATAAACCTTTCACACCAAAGACCTCCTATTTAAAGAACATTTGTTCCTATTATATGCGAACGCTTGTTTTATTTCAATAGTAAAATATGGTTAATAAATTTCAACAAAGGACTTATGCACTATTTGCAGAATAATGTAGGTAGAATATATTATAAAGGAGAATAAAAATGTGGATTGGTTCTTATAAAATGAGAAAGGATGTAATTCCGCCATATTATGTAATTGATTCACTTAGAGCAAGGATAAGAAAATTATTTGATAGGTTAAAAAGGAAGATTGGAGGCGAATATAAAGTTTGGTTGGAAATTAGCCATCAAAGTGAGGCTGCGTACATTTTTATATCGAATCAAACAATCACTTATAAAGTATCGTTTAGAAATCATCTTCAAAGAAGAGAACAATCTTACGATAAAGGGATTTATTTGTGGGCATATCATACTTGGGATGAATGTGAGAAGTATTTTTTCAGTTATTTCTTGGATAAAATATTGGAAGATATAAATAAGTTGAGGTTGGTTTAAGAGTAAAATTGAAGGCTAGGCGTGAAAAACCTAGCCTTTGTCCTGCCATACCCCATAAATTTTTACATCAAGGATTAAAAAAATGAGATTAATGAAGTAAAAAAACAGCACTTTTCATGAGCGTGTTATATTTCTAAATCTAGTTTTTTATTGGCATCACGGCGAATTAAAAATATATTGTAACTAAGTTTTCTAACATTAACTCTTTCCTTTTCTAATAATTTTAATTCATTGATATTATAATTTGATATTATTACTTTATGTTCTTCAGCGATATAAATATTAAACTGAAAAAATAAAAATAGCGGATTTAAGTAAACGAGGCTATTTTTAACATAAATAAAACCTAACAAACTAAATAATCCTAAATTAACGAACAAACTACTCATATCATTAACATCAATTGAAAGTATCGGAACTAAATAAGTTACTACATAACTAAGTAAATTATCTTCAGTTCTTTTAATATCTTGAAAAGAATATCTTTCATTATGTTGTAATTTTTTTAATACTATAACTGATGCTATAGATATAGTTATCAATATAATAATAACAACAAAAAATAAAGATTTTGTTATATCTCTAAATAATATTATTGAAAATAAGTCACTCTTATTAATCCAAAACTCTATATTGTCAATAAAAAGCAAAATGTAAAGAGGAAAAAAAGAAGAAATATATAAACCTATTCTATAGAAAACAGTAATCATTTTTCCTCCTCCTTATAATCTATAAACTATCGTCTACACCTTCTCGTTCTCCGATTATACTTCTGTAGAACGAATCTCTGATTACCCTAGTAAAATCTAATAACTGAGATTTATTTTCATAAACTAGCTTAGAATTTTCCTCTATAACGTCAATTGAGAGTTCGAAAATTTCTATAGCGTGAATAACTCTTTCGAAATTCTGAAATACTTTCTCCACACGTCCTTCTTCCATTAAAATCTTTGTTAAAATTCTTGTTACCCTTTTATCATTTAGACAGTCTTCCTTGAAAGCTTCAAAATTCTCAATTCTATTCGATTCTTCCACTAATTCTAATGTTTCCATAGCTTTTTCTTGATACTGAGTACTAATAGAAAAAACTCTTTCTAACCCGATGTGGTTAATTATTAATATTTCATTATTGTATACCACTAAATCAATATTCTTATCAATTCCAACAAGATCATCATCGAGTTCATTAAAATCCCCTGTTGTAAACTTACCTATAAAGCCTTTCCTTGTTAGGGTACTAAATTTATTTAGTCTTCTAAAAATAAGAATTTCTCCATTTTCATCATCCACATCAATTCTCAAGCAATAGAAGTTCAGTCTACTGACTTCCGGTCCCTTCGGACTCCTTCTTTGTACCACTTCTTCTTCTAGACTTTTATAAACTTCTCTATAACTTGCTACTTCTCTCGTTGAATAAGTCTCAATATATCCTTCTTTACTACCAATTGGACTAAATGGCATCTGAGGAGTTTCCGTATAATCATACAATGTATCTAATACCATCCCAATCATTTTATCTTGCAAATCAGCATCAATACTAGGCGAATAAGACACGCACCTACCCGATTGTTTCTTATCAGTAAAATATAATCTAACGCTTGAGTTTTCAGGATCTCTCTCTTCAATTAAATCAATAACTTCATTCACTTCCATAATACCTCTCCTATTCATCTTTTTCTAAATTAGTATTCGACAAATAGGGACTATTTTCCTGCTTGTTTATTATTTTCTTCAAAAACATAGTTAGATATACCTTGAATAGAAAGAAAGGTATATTAATAGTTTCTAATCAACAATATTGCTTTACTTCCGTCTTTATCTTATTCCCCTCTAGCCATCTACAGTTAGAGAGGAATATATTTCATTTTAAAACGTACCGTTATTTAACCTTCTTTGCAATTCTTTAATTACTAATGATGGTCTGCTCAGTTTACCATCTACAACAGTACCTAAGTAACTCTGTAAAGCACGTACCGTATCAGGGCCTAAATAACCGTCTGCTTTGGCACCAATTTTCTTCTGCAATGCTTTAATTACTAAACTACCGCCACGCCCCCAAGTAACACCACCATAGAGGGCTAACGTAACTGCATTTTTCAACTGATTACTTAACTTTCCATCTACCGGAGTACCTAATGCTATTTGTAAGGCTCTTATAGTAGCACTGCCTAATTTACCATCGACCCTTAAATTAGCTTTTTGTTTAGAAGTCGCTTGTGGTTTATGTTTAGGCTTGCTAGCAGGTTTTTGGATAGGTTTAGACTTATTGCCTTCGAGACTATTCAATTCGCTCTCAATCGCTTTTTTTACATCATTCCAACGACCTTCATCTAATACACGGTGAGGACAATACTTCCCAGACCAATCTTGATGTTTTTTAACACGTTCTACGCCCCAACCTCTTTCGTGTAACAATTGAGCAATAAATTTAATTGCTAGTTTTTCAGCTTTACGGTATTTCTCCCCGCCAGATTTAGAATAACAAACTTCTACACCGATTGATTGTCGGTTTCCCGTTCCACTTCCCCCATCTCCACAATGCCAACCATTGCGATTTAACGGCAATCCTTGCACCACTTCTTTATCATCAACCGCAAAGTGGTAGGATACTTGATTATTGTTGTTAATCATATAACTTATTTCATTGTTTGCAGAAGCATCATTTGCCGTATTATGAAATGTAATATATTTGGCAGTCATTTGATAAGGACACTTAACGTTATATTTACTTGAACTCACCATTTTTTGTCGTGGATTAATAGCCATTATTTAACCTCTCCTTTTATAAAATAAAAAGACACCCGTATTGGATGCCTTATTTCAAACCTTTTTTATGCAATTCTTCATTTTGCCTTTGTGCTTTTTTGCCAGTGAAAGTATTTTTCCAAACAGTATATATACCAACAATAAGCATAATAGCTGCGGAAATCATTACACCAAATGCACTAATACTAGCATCAGTTAGCCATTGGAACTCAATGTTTAGAGTGGCTAGAAACCCCATAACAGCTTGTAAAAATCCTACTAATAGAATTACAATACCTTTTATTTTGTCGTTTTTTACGTCTCTTTCATACATTCAAATCATCCTCCTTAAAAAATATTAGCAACCACTACACCGATTACTCCTGCTATGACAGCAGTGATTGTGGCTGTAATGATTGCTCCTGTGATTTTTCTTCTAATCCAATTTGTATCTTCTTTAATCTCTGATAACGTTTCTTTTAAACTGGAGATCTCTTTATCTTGTAATTTGTCCGATAATTGGAGTTTTTGGATATCATTTTTCATGTTGTCTTGATTATCTTTTAATTGAGTATGGCTACTTTTTAAATTTGCGATATCCTGGTTAACTCGGTCTTGCCATATATCCATTGGAACCACCTCTTCTGTTTTTTCCATCATTGACCCCCTCGTATCTCTTTTTATCCATAAAAAATACGCCTTATTTGGCGCTATTTCTCGCTTTTTTCTTTACCAGCTAACTGTTTCCTTAATTCCTCGTTATCTTTCTCTAATTCTTTAATTCTCTCATCTTTCTGTTGCAGTTGAATAAAATACTCTCCCAAAATGGCATCACCTTCAGCGACTTTAAGAGACGCTTCTGATAATTGGTTCCGTAAAGAATTAATCATAAAATCTTTATTCGGCCCTTTAGGCTGCTGCTGTTTCTGTTCCTTCTCCATTAGCTAATACCTCCATCATTAATTCTAAATCTTCCACACGTTGTTCTAAGCCTGTACGTGCTTTGTATTCCTCCTGTAACGCTTTTACTGCATAACTTAACATTTTATATAGGTTAACAGCTTTCATATCAGTAGTAGCAACTTCCGGAGACAATTCACTTATCACCCCTACTTGCCAATTGTTGTATCTTCCTTGGTCTACATCTGACTGTAAAATAAACTGTTTAATTTCTAAGTTGTTAATAACGTCCAAAGCGTTTACTTGCAAGTCAGATATGTTTGTTTTATACGTAATAGATGATCCGTTATTATACTCACTTGCCCTAACAGGGCGATAAACGATTGGGGAGTTATTCCCCATACCTCTAGATGTTACTAGCAACTCTAAATCTGTACCAATATAAGCATTTAAACCTACATCGGCGCTTAAAAATTGTCCGAAATAACCATTCGCTCTCACGTTGCGATAAACGCCACTTAAACCTTTATTGACAACTCTTAATTCATCATCCGTACCGACATAGGCGTTTGTTGTCCTGGTAATCATTGCACGATTATAAATATCATTAGCGTAAATATCTCGATAAATTGGACTACCAGAACTATCTTCCGCATAGCCTTTATTAACAATGTGCATTGCGCTATCTGTACCCATCCATAAGCTTCTGGAGGTAGTAACAAAATTATTACTGTGGATAGCTCCTGCACGTAAAGGTCTATAGATAATTGACCCATCTTCACGGACAAATCCCGATGAGGTGATTCTAACTTCACCTTCCGTACCAATGTATCCATTGGCTCCGGGTCCAAATCTAAGTCCTTGCGCTCTTATAGGTCTGTAGCTGTAATTTTCCGCTACCCCATCGGATGGAATGCTAGAAACATCAACCACACGTACCTCGTTATTAGAATCTGGAGCGAGGTATACATTGGAATTACTTGTTCCTAATGCAGCACTTGTTACTAATAGATTGTCAGCTCGGAAACGTTGGGAACCACTCGAATTATATCCGAATAAACCATCGGGATTTACATGAACATAGTTACCATTATTTCTAGTTAATTTTACATTGCCGCCTATTATTTCTAATAAGGTATTACCATCACTTGAAAATAACTTACTACCATAAATCTCAACAGCTTCAATTAAGATACTTCTTAATGTCCCTGTGGTAATAGCATCGGCAACTATACCCTCATAAGTTATCGCTGACCGATATGTTTTACCACCATCTCGGCTAAATCCTAAACCATCTGTATTAAACCTCATATAGCCGTTAGGGTTTCTTTGGTTAATACCAATGATTTCACCAGCACCATACTTAAACAAGCTGTCATCATTTCCATTAATGATTTCAGAAGCACGTCTGACCGCATCGGGTAACCAATTATACTCTAGTTTTTTACGACCACTTTGAATGTCTCTAAAATCCGCAATAGTATTATATTGTTCCGTTTTATATTGAGAAGCAATTCCTTCATTACCAACTGTATAATTAACGTCTATAATGTTACCTTCCCAATCAAAATATTCTTCAATTTCCATGACTCTAACTCGTTGATCAAGATTTAATCTACTTACAGATGCCCAAACTCGATCGCCTTCTTCTAAAACCATTTCTGGGTAACCGTTATTAGTTAAGTCAATCGCTTCAATTGTTGAAGAAATTGTATAACTGTTTTCGACTTGGTTTTTAACGGCTTCTCTTAATTCGTTTTTATCTTTATATCTTCCATCTTTTATTGCAGGACCTTCAATTAATCCGTATTTTTCAGCCAAAGGAGATATATATTCAACTTCTAGTCGATAATCACCATCTTCTTCCCCTTCTGGCAAGTCTCCATAACCCTTTGCCCATGTATGGAATCCACTTGCATCTACATCAATACTTACACTATTGACGTTTAAATCTTCATGCAGAATTACATCTTTATCACTACCAACTTGACCATAAATATACGCTACTTTTCCTTGTACTTTATATTCACCTTTAAACCGGTCAATACCATACAAGAAACGTTCTGTTTTACTTTGGTTATCCTGGTAACTCAAGGTGTTAGATGCCAAGTTGTCGACCAATACATACGTATAAGGTGTACCCTCGAATAACCCTCTAAAATAATTAGCAGCTGTAAATGATTTATTCTCTACGGTATCTTGTAGGTAATAACCATTTAAATCTACAAAGAAGCTTAGTATTGCCGTTACATCGATTAACATATATTTCCCATCAGTTGCCTTGCCTGTGTGGGTTATAGTGTACCATTCACCATCAAATAAAACCTTCCAACCAAACTCCAATTGATTCATAAAGTCTTTATTTACTTCTGTATACAAAAAAGACAACGATATTTCACGCTGTCCATTTACTCGTTTATTTCTTTTTACTTCTGCAATTGCTGGGTATTCACGACCTGTTAAATCTTTTAAGAACACTGCGGGTTGTCCGGTATTGTACAAATTATCACCTCCAATTAGCACATATTACCGTTTTGCTCTGAAGTGTCCTCTTAATTATCTTTGTATGTGCTAACATTAAAATCACTAGCGTACAATGGATGAAATACTTTTTCGTCGTTTTTTGTATCGTCAAATACATACAAACCATTACTGGTATATATTACTCCTCTTTTATCAGTAGTAAGTCCTACATGATGACCGTTCGAATATCCTTCTGTTTTCCCCTCGTAGTATCCTTCTCTAAAAGAATCACTTTTAGCTTCTTGTAATATTCGATTTAGTTTTTTCTTAGAAATAAACATAAAACCTCCTCCTTTTTATTAAAAAAAAGACACTCTAAAATGAGTGTCTTATCTTAGTTATTCTTAATTCAATACATTAACAATCTGTTCCGATTATAAATCAATAAAATAAACCACCCCATCAATTTGTAATAAATACCCTTTATTATTGTAGTTTTTGTTATAAAATGTAAAATAGGTATATCTTATTAGAAATAACTCAAAGAAAGGTAAGTAATAATGAAAATCTTAAAATTGTCGTTTTTCCTAATGTTTTTATCCTATTTTGCTTTTTATTTAGAACTGGATTTTAATAGAATCATGTTTAAAGCTGTTTCTATGATTATTTTATTTTTTTCCTTTCTGTATGTTTACAGGAATAAATTAAACAAACCATCCAAGTCACAGGTTTTATTCTTTTTAATGTTTAACGCTTTGGGTTTAATTACTAGTCTTTATAGTGAAAACACTTATTCCAGTTTAACATCACTAATGACTTTTAATCTGTTTTTTATTATCTTTATTTTTGCAAAGAAAGAATTGCATAATGCTACTAGTTTTATAACCTTCAACAACATAGTAATTATCAGCAGTTTAATTGTCACAAGTTTTGCGTTTATCGGTAATATACCTTTATTGATTGAACAATCAAATTCCTATTTCTATGGGCGTGTTCGCATATATGGAATGTTTGAGCATCCAAATTATTTAGGAGCTATTTCGTTTGTTACTATAATGGCTGCCATTTTAAATATGATAATCAATCACAAAGTTTCAAAGAGATATGTTTTGACAATACTTATATATTCAACGTTTTTATTTATTTCTGATTCTCGTGGCGCAATGTATTCCTTAGCAGTTTTCGTTGTTTGTTATGTTGCTTTTAAGTATTTTAATTTTTTAAAAAGTCCTTATATAAAATTGGCGTTCATTTTGTTGTTTATACCTTCTCTAATACATTTTTCTAATCTTTTTATAAATAACTTGAATAACGATTACTTACACGATTTTACAAGTGGAAGAACAACAAATTGGGAGTATATTTATGATACTTTCATAACAAACGATCTACAAACTTATCTATTTGGTCACGGACTATCGTCCGTAGATATTTTAGTAAATAAGAAAATCAACACAGATAACGGTTTTATTGTTTGGTTTTTTGAAGCTGGATTGTTCAACTTACTTCTCATTTTATTATTAATATTGGTGTTCTTTATTCGCAATATCCGCGGTTTGAAAATAAACCTTTTAACTGTTTCATTGATGATAAGTTACCTTATCTACGCAAATGTGGAAAATTTCTTAATGAACCTTGGTCACATTGTTCCTTTTTATTGCTGGATAATCATTTACTCTCAGACTGGTGTGTTTAAACAAACTCGATCAGAATATGAAAAAACATGAAAATATACCAAAAGGGCTAATCTATAAAAAGATAGCCCTTTTGGTATCAGACTGATTGACCATTTGCATCCCGCCATATATCACCGCCCCAAAATATCGGTTTAGCTAAGTCGGTATCAAAATACGTTGTTCCTACTTGTCTTGAAGTAGGTCTCTGAGAAGATGACCCGTATTGAATTCTCGCTAACTCAAACCAATCCTGATTGGACGAATTATCAAATGATAAAAACACTCTTTTAGTCCCAAGTACATTTGCAAGTATGCCAGGGCGTTGGGGTAATACTGAACCTCCTGGATTACCAGAAAGATTCATGAATCCAGCTGCATTAACGTTGTCTTTATTTATATCCCTATTTAATGCAACATCCCAACTACCTGTTAACCAAGCACCCACCGTTATATTAGATGAAGCCTTTTGTATCTTTTTATAAGAAGTATTTGTGTCGATTGCATCTTCATTATGAACTCTTAATTTATTGTTATATGCAGAATAAAACGTATTACCAACTGTATTTAATACAATAGTTGTATTTGATTTATTTACACTAGCGTTGAAGGCATATAAATAAAAGTCTGAATCTCTCAAATAAGTGAAATTTGAGTTGACAACATTCATTAATAGTGTAACATCTTGAATTTCATCAAGTTCAAATAAACTTGAACCATGTATGTCATCGTCTATTACTACTTGTTTTGGTTCAAAAATCAAATTAACTAAGTTAACCACATTGTTTCTTTGTTGAACGGATATTGGAACGTTTTTCAACTTAGCATATAACCCTATTTCCTTCACATCTTCAAATCTTAATCTACCATCAACATCGGTAAAATCTATACTACCACCGATTTTTAAAGTATCTAATGCTGAGAATTTGGTTCTTGTCAATAATCCTCCATTAAAATAATTCACCCCGACTATATCACATTCGTCAAACGTAATACTTGATGGTGTATCTATCCCTCTACCATGTCCAGAGAATTCGGTTTGAATGCCTAAAAAAACTTTTGATTTATTAAAGACAGCGTTTTTAAAAACTGTCCTTGTATTATCATGAAATTTATATTCTCCACCATTGATTAAAATGTCAGTATAAGAGTCTCCTGCGCTTACGATAGATCCTTTACAGTTATCTAATACAATTTTTACACTCATACTAGCAAACCATAAAGAACTATTACTGAAGCCGAATACCCCCTCGCAATCCCTAAAAGTAATATCATGTTCAGCCATTGAGTGTGTACCGATTGTTTTGTGAGAGTAGGTAACGGATGATCTAACTCTTTCTCCTAAACAAAAAGCCGATGCCGAGAAATCTAAAATCGAATTACCATCGTTACCTTCAATATCTTTGGCTGTACATTTTATACTTCCGTCATAGTGTACAGCATAACCTTCCCCGCCACCGTGACTTTCTGGTTTTTCTAATTCTATCTTTTCGACATCTGTTTTATAAGAAGATTGAATCATGACTAGTGGTAATTTCAACCCTTTACCACGTATATTTTCAGCCTTACAGTTTACTGCGAAATGGAATCCAATTCCACTAACTAACTTATCTCTATTTGGATTATCCCCTGTAATACCTTTTGGTGCTTCATAAGGAGAAACATCCTCGATATAAGCATTTTTAATTGTTACGTTATTAATAGTTTTTATCTTTTTAACCCAACTAACAGAAGGTATATCAACCTGTGAAAAATCGTAAGGATTATGATAATCGACATATACATCGTTACCAATTATATGGAGGATTTTACACACAACATTAACAGTTGGTTTAAAAACAAGCCAATAGTCTTCGTTTCCCGATGCGTTAGCCTGTCCAACTGCAAAGTGAATAAAATCTCCTTCCGATAGTCCTGTTACGTCAGCAAGTGTTAATTTAGAACATTTCATTGTCCAACCATCATGATTTTCTTCAGGAACAATATGCGTAGGTAACGATAATTCTTGTTCCCAAGCGATAACTGACTTTTGAGTAACTTCCGTGTCATAACCTTCACTCATTGCAGTAAAAACACCATAGTGCATAATACCTCGATTTGTAGTAACGGTTTCTTGACCATTCCATATTATTTTTGAGTTTTGTAAATCAATTTCAAAATCAGAAGCTCCGTTTAACCATATTTGTTTAGAAATAGTATATTCGCCATAAGGAACAACCAATTTCCGGATACCTTTCTCTATGGATTTACTAATCATCCTTCTGAAACTTTCAGTATCATCAATATCCGTTGGTTCTTTTAAATTATTAGGATTAACAACAAGCGTAGTTTGGGCCATTTGTAAATCTGTTGAATTCAGTCTATCTCCTAAATCTTGATGTTTTCCCCGTGCTCTTACTACTTCTGGAACAACGTCACCACCGGCGGTTTGTTCGCGAATAATGTTAATTAATTCTTGTCTTGTGGTTTCTGCAATATCTTTAGCGAGCAAACTGTCCGCAACTGCTTGTACTGCTTTTTCTCTCGCTTCCTTCGCATTTATTCCTGCTCCTGTGTATTCTTTATATAATTCTTCAAACATGGCATTCAATTTATTACGTCCAGCATCACTCAATGGATTGTCTATGTTGTATCGTGCCATTCTATCACCTTCTTTTAGTCATATTTGAATCTGAAATCAAATGCAATGATGTAATTTGACAATCCTTCTACTTTCATTTTGTTATCTCCGGGTAATAAGTTTAAAAAATATCGGTTCGTTCTTTCTAATATTGGTGTATTATTCAAAGTCATATAGTGACCATTTAAAATAATCTTGCTTCCAGAAGATAAAACCCAATCGTCATTTTTCATTGGATTATATTCAAAATATCTACCTGTCGCATCATACAATCTAAAATTATTGACTGACTGCAAAACATCAATTACAATCATGCAATTTCCTTTTTCTTGAACGGTCTTAATCGGAACTGTCCCGGCGTTATATATATTAAATGACGTTTTATTACTGTGTACGTAGGTTAATCTATCTGGGTCAGTGTCTAACCCCATACCAAAAGACCAATGATTATTAAAAGGAACACCCTTTTCATCAAGATCTAAACTTGTAAAACGACTTATCCAATATGGTTGTCCGTCAATTTTTAAAGGTATATCGAATGTCGTTAAGGTTTGTACGCCATTTTGTATTTCTGGTGAATACTGTTCGATTACCCTTACCTTCATTAATTTGTTTCCTTGACGTGTTTCAGTCACGTAAAAAGAGCCTAATCTTTTAAAAAAAGAATAGACTCTATCGCGTTTTAATAAAAAATCTGTATTGTCTTTTGACTCTAACCAGGCCTTTAAAGATATTTCTCGTTCAGCATCTCTAACGCCTGTTATGATAGTACCAGGCAGACCAGGTATACTATGTTCTGTTACTTCTTGGCCTACAGAAGATACTACTAAACCCATACCTTTTAGACCGTATTCTAGCTCATCTTTTGGTAAAGGTATGGGTTTAAAATCTAAATCATATATTTGGAATAAATCTTGCATCTATTCACCCCCTTGGCCTTCCAGTGAAGATTGAATGATTGATTGCTTCCCGCGAATCACGTCTGTCATATTCCCTTTTAATATCGCTACCAGATAAAACAGGCTTATTTTCAATTGCTCTCGTGATGTTTTTGTGACCAGCTTCTACTACCCTTGCTATTCTCTCTAATTCAGAAAGCATTTGTTTATTGTATTTGTCATCCGTAAACCCTAACCTGTCACCCGTTTCTTGCCAAATACGTTGCTGCCTTACACGTTTAGAAGGATCATGACTAATAATAGATTCAGCCCAACCGCCTTCAGCAATCCAAGCAAGTTGTTTCATGTTTACAATGCCCCCATTAGCGTAACCAACACCACGATATGCACGCGTTAAGCTACCATATCTACTAACCGCATATCTAATGGATGCTAGAATATTGTCTAATGGATTCCAAATATTATTGAACCCTGGCATTTTATAAGCTTGGAACGTTGGATCAATTACCTGCATTAATCCTTTCGAAGGAATACCACGTTTAGCATTGATATCCCACAGGTTTATAGCTCTTGGATTTCCGCCGGATTCTGTCTGCATTTGATAGAGTAGACGCTGTAGATTAGCAGCAGTGTATTGATTTGTCATTCTTAACGCGTTAGTTGCCACTCCTGCCCAACGTTGGACACCACTTCCTGCTGATGGCGCGCTATCCATGAAGTTAGTCATTTTATCTTTGATGAAACCAACAGCCTTATCCTTAACCATAGTGAATCCAGCTTTAGCCATGTCACCAATTAGGTTTCCGCCTTTTGGTACATTAACACCTAAAGTTTTAAGTGCGATGTCAAGAAGTTTACTAGGGTTTTCGATATAATCCCAAACATTTCCGGCCCATTCACCGACTTTTTGGGCGCCTTTTTTAACGCCTTTTCCAACTGCTTTACCCGTGTTGACGGCGAAGTCTTTTGCCTTACCAACACCAGACTTGATACCTCTTCCTAAATTGCTGGCGAAATTACCAATTCCTTTGGCGTACATAGGAATGTTTGATAAATACTCTTTAGTTTCGTCACCTGGCAAAACTGCGGTCCCTTTAGGTAGGTTCATTAATATATTTCTGCCTTGTGGCATAAACGTATTTCCGTCTGGAGTTTGAATAAGTTCCTGATAGTCTGAACCTTTTGCATCGTTAACCACCGCTAAACCACCTGGATGACCTTTTGTTCCTTTTGCGTATTGAGGAACAGACCATTCGTCAATATGATTCTCTTCTTCTACACCAATTCGTTTAAGCACCCAGTTGATACCGCTGATAACGCCATTTACACCACTTCCAAGTGTTCCGGCTAACTTGTTGACAACCTTTTTCACTCCATCAGTGACTTTGTTTGCCATTTTTCCAATTCCATCACCAATACGACCGGGTAGTTTCTTGGCAGCATCTACAATGTCATCAAATTTCCCTTTGATACCGTTATAGATATCCGTGAAAACTTTTGTGGTATTATTCTTCAAATCATTCCAAGTATTTTTCACTCGATTGAAGATATCAGAAACTCGATTTCGGATTCCGTTATAAATATTACTCCATATATTTTTTAAAAAATTCCAAATGGTAGTAAAAACAGACTTGGTATTATTGTAGATATTATTCCATCCGGTTTTAAAACGGGTGAATATGGCGGAAATTGTATTACGTATAAAGTTTGAAACGGTTGTCCAAATGGATTTTAGGAAATTCCAAATGTTAGTGAAAATAGTTTTTGTTGCGTTCCAGATTGTATTCCATCCATTGCGAACAGCTGTCCATGCGGCGGTTATGCTTCCTTTAAACAAGTTAACAACGCCATTCCACATGCTGCGTAAACCCGAACTGAACGCCGTTATAAATGTTTTTGCGCCTTTTAGAATACGTCCAATGAATAATAGTTGAATATAATTCCAGATAAATTGAATGGCGCCAAAGAATATTTGTTTTAACCCTTCCCACATTTTGGAGAAGTCTCCTGTAAACAAACCAGTAAAGACTTTGACCAGACCCATAATGACGTCAAGCGCACCCTGGATGACTCCCTTGATGTTGCCCCAGACTGATTTAATGATGCCTAGCACAAGTGGCATAACAAAAGCAATAATTGATTTAATAAAATTAAATGCGTTCCCAACTGCATCAACAATTTGTTGACCGTTCTCTGCCCAAAATGTTGTGATCTTTCCTACAATCCCACCGATAAATGACACAACAGATGATAGTGCCTTTCGTACAGTAGGCCAAATAGCGATAAACGTTTCTTTGACAGACTTTCCTACCCGTTGCAATGCAGGAACAACTATATCTCGTATACGAGATAAATTGTGCTGAATCAAGTCCCCAAATTTGCCAATGCTTTTGACTTCAGCATCTGATAAGCCGAGCCTTTTTAGAATAGAAGAAGCTTTGTCATTGTCACCTTTAAAAGCATCAAATACGCTTTTAATTACATCACGCAATGTTTTAAATTTGTCCGCAACAACAGGAATATTCCCGACAATCCAAGAAAAGGTGGTTTGTACTCCTCCTTTTATATTGTCAATTATTCCAGAAATACTGCCTACTCCACCCAACTCTTCATCAATAGCACTGATAACATCCGTTGTACCTTTAACAATAGCTGTATTCATGTTTGTCCATGCTGTTTTAATCCCAGCACTAGAAGTTTTTGCTCTATCAGCAAAACCACCAGTAGAATTACTTAACTCGATCAACTTTTTATCAAATTGTTCAAAGGTGACATCACCGTTCTGCAAGGCATCATATAAGTCGTTTTGAGCCGATGCACCTGCAAAACCGAAAGCTTTCGCGGTATCATTTAACGCGACGCCCATTGTTTCTTGAAGCGTTCGCCAAGATTGTAAATCAACTTCTCCACGGGAAAGCATTTGTACATATTGTTCTAGTCCTCGCGATGCATCAGCACCACTCGCACCCGAAGTTATAAAAGCGTTATTTAATGCTAATGTTGTTTCAACAGCGCCGTCTAAGTCCCCGGTCATAACTGCAATACGCTGTGTTATTCCGGCCACACTGTCTAGGGTAGTTGGCAATCCGTCTATCCCATCAGACAATTTTTTAATTGCATTTTCTGAATCCCCAGCAGAAAAACCTATTTGCTGTAAAACTGTTGGAAACCCGGTTAAGGTATCATACCTTGAAATGGCGCCATCTAATGATTTTGTAACCATATTGATAGCATTCGAAACTAACGAATATACTCCGATTGATGCAGCAATCGAACCTACTGCGCTAGTGAAATTTCGAACTGACCCGATAGCGCCTGCGAATGGTGCAGTTATCCCACTTTTTATCGATTCACGAACACTTCTAGTTGATTTACCGACATTTGATGCAACTTCGTCAAAACTCTTCCCAGCATCAGCTGCACTCTTCTTGGCGCTCTCACCCATTCTTGTAACTACTTTATTAACATCGGTTACCGTTTTATCTACATCACCAACACTTTTAACTACACGTTTTGCTGCTATTGGAGTGTTAGAGAAACTCTTATTTAATTTATAAACACCTTTGTTAACAGTGCTAATGCTTTGATCTACTCTTTTAGCTGTTTTAGGTGTTTTATCCAAACTTTTATTTAACGCATATACTTGTCCACTAGCCGTTTTAAATCGTTTTGTAGTATCGTCTGTCTGCTTGTTCGTCTTTTTAAAGGCTTCACTTAGCGTTTTGTTACTCTTAGCTAATGCATTAGCATCCTTCTGAATGGATTGAAACGCTTTTTTGAGCGCTTTTGCTTCAGCAGTAAACCTCGTTCGCAGTTCCCTAATAACTGCCATAGGTTACCTCCTTTCTATCCGTTATTTTCAATAAATTTAGTAGGGTCAAAATCCCACTCGTACGCTTGTTTAGGCTCCTTTTGCTTACCTTTACTATTTGGCATTAACAAGCTTTCAAACTCTTTCTTAGCCTTTAGGTATTTAGGGTCTGGCTTGTCCATCTGTGGTTGAGAAAAAATATTTGATAGATACTGGATATACATTTTTGCTTTTTCTTGTTCAGCTTGATTTCTTTCTTCTTCCAACGCCATATCCATATATTTAAACAACTCAACAGCAGGGCTAGTTACAACCTCATTCCGCCCACCTAATTTCTTTGAAAGCTTGAATATAAAAGCTTCCTCTATGCTTGCTTCTGTTCCGTCTGATTGCCCCGGTTGAAAAGATTGATAACTTTCACCTGTGATTTCGTCAACGCCAAAGACTTTTTTGCGCGTTTGATTAATTTTTCAATGTCATTTACTTGGATAACTGCATCGTAAATATCAAATACATCATCTGGTTTTTGTTGCATAAACACTTCATATTCAACGTCTGAAAGAATAGCTAATAGTTCAAAAGCTTTTTCTGGGATTTCTGCCAAGAGCACGTCCATAGCACCTATTAATTTTTGAATAAAGTTTTGATCTAAATTGTCAGCGTTAAGACCCTCTTCCTGTTCTGCATCGAAGATGTCCTCAAATAAAGCCTTTAAATTCTGGTCTTCTTGCGCTAATTTCATAACATCTTTGATGACCTTAATAGCACGTGTGATTTGGATTAGATTTAATTCCTCAATTTCATGCTGTCTCGTTTCTACCGTATTTTCTTCTTTGATTTTTAAAGTTACTTTCATGGATTTACTCCTCCTAGAATTTTAGTATTTAAAAAGAGAGCCCAAAAGGACTCTCTTTGGTTATGCTCCGGCTCCAGCATCTGCGTTCGGGTCTACGCCACCTCGAAAAAAGAAGTTACCTGGTTTAGAAGCGTCAAATCCGACTCTAGGCATCATGGTAAGGGTGATAGTTACATTTCCTTGTTCTGCGTTGTATTCGCGTTCAAATCCCTCTGTAGATGCCGCATTGTAGATTGTCCAGTCCATATCTTTAACACTCTCAGGCAATACCCTTGGATGGATGTTGACTTTACGCCCTTTTAATTTCGTTCCTATCTTGGCATCCATCGCACCTACTACTTCACTTGAAGTGGTATCAGTTATTGGTTCCGTTGAAGCGAGTGCCAACTCTAAAATTTCCGCATCTTCTTGTCCTGCGACAATTGTTACTGTGCCTTCCCAACCAGACAAACGCCGTTCAACAACGGTTTCTCCAAAATCTACAAACGTAAATTCTGTATACGTTGGCGTTAGGTTCAATGAGCCACCTTCTGCTTGCAGATAATCTTTGCCATCAAATTTGATTTGGTTTTCACCCTCACCGATTGTTATATCGGCTACACCAAAGATATATTCTTTATTTTCAGCCACTGATTTCTTCCTCCTTTAGTTCTTTCAAAGTCACGTCAAAGTTGACGCTGTATTCCATAATTCCGTTGTTGTCTCCAATGCGTAACGGTTCACTTGCAGCCACAACAAAAAAGACAAGATAATGTTTGGTTAACACTACTTGTCCATCTTTCTCGTAATCTACTGCAACTCTAAAATTACTTTTCTTATGCAATTGTTTATACGTTAATTCTGCTACTAGTTTGGCATAATCCCAATCGCTGGAACGAATCCATACTTGATAGCCAGGATAACGGTATTCTGTGTCATAACGGTCTGGTTGACCACTTGCAGTCGAATAGACCGTACCTGTGTTATCGTCAGCAAAATAATAATCCACCGTCCAGGTTAAACCAGGAATGACAGCTTCAAGTTCATGCATTAACGCTTCCTGTATCATGATTTACTCCTTAAAATGCGGTCAATCGCCTTTGCATTTGTTTTGTCGTAATCTGGCTCGGTTGCTTTAATGGCGTTTTCAAGATACTTACGACCAGGTTGATACCCACGCCATGTTGGTTTACCTCTTGTTCCTCGCCCTCGTCCATCTACGTAATAACCGGGATAATGCCTGCCACTTTCATATTTGTCGCGAATTCCCGGACGATAAGGTTCTTCATGCCTTCTTAAGGCATATTCAAGATTAGATCCACCTTCAACAACTACAGCTGGCCCGGCTCTCTTTGCTTTATCAAAATTAATCGAATCCTCCAAGTCACCATGATCATGGTGCACAAGCGCCTTGGTTCCCTCTTCAACCAACATTCCATATTTCGTGTATTCATCTATCAGAACCTTATGGACATTGCTATCCATCATTTTTAAGTCCTTAATGTATTTGTCAACGCCATTAAATTCAACGTTAAACGCACCTTTCTTAGCCATCGACATACACCGTCCTATAATAGACTTTGCTACCAGATAGATTTGTAGCTTCATCTTTGGAAACGATGGTGCCAGTACCGCTTTTCCCATCTATTGTCACGTAATCTAATTCAATCCCGCTATCAGGGTTAAAATCACGCGGTAAATCAATTTCAAGATTAACACGGCGTTCTTGTCCATTTGCATCACGGATTAATTGTGACTTAAATTGCACTCTTGCTTTCGAATGCTTTTTCTCTGTTTTTGGTCTACCATACTTATCTGTTATTGGTTGCCCGTTTCCATCAAAAACAGGCACGTTTGCGGTGACTTTTTGGCGCATGGGAGGAATCATATTAAACGCCCCACTTTCGCCTTGGGAGCAGGCTCTAGTAATTGAATAACCGATGGTGCTATTTCTGTTCCATCAAAGGAGACAGATACACCTTTCACGCTATAGCTCGTTACACCATGGCGTTTTAATTTGGAGAACTCCTCTTCTTCTCCTTCAAGCATATAAAGGACTTGCAAGGCTACTGCACGGCGGGAAATAGAATCCTCTTCAAAATAATCTTTTAACAATTCATGGGCGCTAAATATAACATTTTCTTGTTGTTCTGGTTCCAATTCTTTAAACAAACCATTCCCATACATACGATCAAGATAATCCTTAATAGCTTCATTCGTAATCATAATGATCACTTCGTTTCTTTTTTAGCTTTTGAATCCTTTTTAGGCTCTTTCTTAGGTTCATCAACAAGTGTTACTTTATCACCTAAACGGTCACCTTGTTCTTTGGTCAATTCGACTTTTCCACCAGTAGGAATGATTTTTCCTTGGTGCAATAAATAACCATTAGCTATATATTTCGGCATGTTATTTCCTCCTTTAAAAACTAAAAGAGCGTCTAATTAGACGCTCATAATTACGATAGATTGCGGACGTTTTAACGCTGGGAATACCGCTTCCCCAACTACTACAGATTCCTCTGGTGGGTTCGTTTTCACTGTAGGCACTGCAAATTTACCTGGAGTGTAGTTGTTTTCTACGGTTGGTCCCAACATCGTTTTTCCTAAATCGCTTCCGATAAGAACCGCTTTGTTATCTTCAAGTAATTGTACTTCTTTATCATCAATTACAATTACATCGTCATTAATTTGGTAAGGCGGTAATCCTAATGCACTAAATACATTTTGGATATCTGCTTTTGTTAACAACCGTTGTCCACTATCTTTCCCGTACACTTGAGTACGGATTTGTTCGTTTTGTAATAAGTTTGCTTCTGTGGCGCTTGTAATATGCATTACCACAGGTTTACGACGTTGGTTCTGTTTCTTAAATTGCTCAACCCCTGCTTGTAAATCAGATAATGGAGTAGAACCAGCTTCGCTCCATGGTGTGGTTGCACTTACTTTGTTTTCACTTGGAATATCAAAGTCAATATTGATATGAATGTCGTTTTCATCATCATCATATTTTAATTTTCCAGTATAAACCGCCTGTGCTCTCATGTATTCTTCAATATCATCTACACCTTGGGAAAGTTCATCAGTAGATTGATAGATTTGTTCAACTACTGCATTTGCTTCATCTGGTGTACGTGGGCGGTTGTATTGGATTAGTTGCGTTTCATCCAAACGAAAACCGTGTTGTACTTTCGCAACTTGACCGAACGCTTTTTCAATTTCTTTCGTATCACGTAATGGAGCAGATGCATTCCATCCGGTAATACTAGCTGCAGAAGCATATTTTCCATTGATTACGTTGTATGCAAAGTTAATGTCAAATACGTTTTCTGTTGGCAAGAATTGACGTAATAGGTACTCTCTAGCCTGTGGCACGTTTTGTACGTAACCAGTTAATTGTGGTTGTTGAAATTCTGGTAATCTTAATGGCATATTTTATATCCTCCTTTTAAATGTCAAAAACGATGCGGCCCTTTGTAGCTTCTTTAAATGCATCATTGACTCCTGTACATTTTGATTCGATTGGATGACCTGCAGATAGAACACCAACAATAGGGTTTTGTCCTGCAATCACCTTTACATCGTGAGAAGTTAATCCAGCGCCTTTTGCGGTTGCAGCAGTACCGGTTTCTGGAGTTACATCCCACGGTCGATAAAGTCCATTATCCCCTAAATAGACTGCGGTTCCGGCGTTTACGTATCCTTCACTGAATGCGGATGCATCTAATGTTGCCCCACCTGTTTTATATTCCGTTCCTACTGCATTACGTAAGAACTCTTTTTGACCTACAATTTTTTGTTTGTATGGTTGTAAGTTCATAATTATTTTTCCTCCTTCTTATGTCGTTCAAGTGCTTTTTGTCTCCCTGCTTCATATGGGTCGACTTTCTTTTTCTTATTACTCTTTTGACGAGCGCCAGGAACGAAAGTAGATTTCTTCTTTCTGTCTGGTTCATCTTCTGTATCTTCATCATCAGAAGCACCAAGATACTCTGGGAATTCTTCTTCCAATTCTTCAAATAATTCTTCTAGGTTTTCGGCTTCCCCGTCTTCATCCAATTCAATGTCATCCACGTTGATCAGACGTGCTAATAGTTTTGGATTAACTTGGTTATCTACAGCAAACTCCTTAACCATAGCCCGTTTTTCCCTGCGTTCAGCACGTTCAATACGCTTTTCTTTTTCGGTCAGCTGGGTTTTAAGAGTTTCTAGTTCGTCCTCGTCATCATTGTCCTGCTTATCATTCTTTTTACCTGCCTGTTCTTTGAGCCGGCGATACTCATCGGGATCAATATCCTTGTATTTTTTCATGCGTTTACTCAATTGCCCTTTCAATTTAGCGTTATATTGCTTCTTAAATTTTGGGTCTTTGAGCAATTCATCCAAGTCCGGGATATCGTCCTCGGGATCTTCTTCTGGGTCATCTTCTAAATCGTCCTCTGGATCATCCTCAGGGTCTTCATCAGCAAAAAATTGCAGGTTCAATTTCAAAGGCTTGATTTCCTTTGTTTCCTCTTTCGTTATCGTAGAAAGGTCACGCTCAAATAATGAGATAAACCATGTAATTAATCGTTTCAACATCTCAATTTCCTTCCTCTGCTTAGGTGCAGGAGCCATTACTCATGTTATTCTTTAACGCCTATAAGCATGGAAAAAGGCATAATAAAAGCACCTAACTTTTGACTGCTAGGTGCACTTATTCCAATTCTAAATAAACTAACGAGTCAGCTGGAGAACTGAATAATACCTTGTTTTCTTTATCGTATAATGTATATACACCTTCATCGATAACGATATATTCTACTTCACTTACTCTTCTGTTTGTCACATAATCGCCATTAGCTACCACTACTAAATATTTCATGCAATCACCACCTTTTAGCAGAATAAAAAACATCCTTAACAGATGCCTACTTACTACTTCCAGCTTCCTTAATAGTCTTATTGAACTTTTTTAAATACTCTTTTCTAACATCTTCGGGTATACGCTTATCCTCTGTAACTTGATGAATAAGAGTTGTCATGCCTGTTATAGCGTCAAGCACATTTTTCATTTAATTAACCTCCATTATTTAATAGCTTTCAAAGCATCCTGGTAATCCTGCAATAACTTCTTGTAGTTATCCGAATTTGAACGCTTCATCCTTTTAAATGCCCCTATCCCTTTAGGCATACGTTCCTCGCCTAAAATAGACAACATTTCAGCATAGCGCTTCTTATCATAATTATTGATGCGGTGCAATCGTTGTTGTTCTTCATAAGCTTCTTTTTGGCTTTTAGATCGTGTGTCTTTATCGGGATTAAATGCCTTAGATTCTCGTTGTGCCTTTTTGATTTCCGATTCTGTCTTATATTCTTCCACCCAGACAGACATAGAGCAGTTGCAATTGGGATGTCTTATGATATCTCTTGGATTCATATAGGTGTAATCTTTCCTATCTGGATTCAAAGTAAAAACGATACCTCTTAAAGGCGCGCACTGATGACATGTAGGAGTTCCCCCGGTTACTGTAAATAAATCCATGCCATTTTCTCGGTATCTTTCTCCTGCCCCTTTGGTGTGAGCCATTTTTATATTGGTTCGCACCACAGTTTCGGAATAAAAATCCAACGGAAGACGTTTGCCATCAATCGTTATAAAACTAGTCATTCCTTCTTTTGCGAATGATTCTGAAACCCTTTGAGTAATAACTCGCCTTGCCTTACCTTGAATAACGCCTTTTTGTAAATCCTCTTTTACGTCTTGCAAAGTAGTCATCAAAGTAAAATAAGTGTTTTGCTGTGCCGTCCGTATTGCCGCCTTTAAATCAAGCATGGTATTGTCTGTGATTTCTGCAATGGCGTTCATATGGACCTGGGTAGCAAATGCAGAAGCTACTTGCCCGCTTGTGGATATACTGGCACCTAGTCCGCCAATCGGATTAATTCCTGCTGCACTCAATGCCTTTGTGGCTTCATCTACACCTTTAAAATAAGAACGTAGGGTATCTTCTGGGATGACTTCCTCTACCTTCAACCCTAAACGCTCGAACATATCATCAATCGTTAAAATAGTGAGTTGCGCTTCTTTATCACTGGATAAATTGGCGTTAAGGATGATATCCAGGATTTCTAGTTTCATAGCTTTCGTGACTTCGATTAGTTCATCACTTTTCATTATTCATCACTCTACTTTTTCGTAAGTAGCTTCAAAAATATCTGGTTTGCATGGATAGAATTCATTTTGGACACCTTTAATGATGTAATCACCTATAGAAACTTCCATCATGCCTTCTAATGTTTGAATATAGTATTTATCATTAGAAATAATTACTGGATCAACCCCCAACGCATTCTTAACTTGTTTAGGTGTTGTTCCTTCTAATAATTGAACAGCTTCAATAACAACTGGTTTCTTGCGGTATTTTGCCATTATTCCTCATTCCCTTCATTTTGTATCGGATTTCCATTTGCGTCACGGTTACCCATAAAGTTAGTTAACGTTTGTCTACCCCTCAGCAGACTGAATGAGTCATCATTTGTTCGCTCCGCTTCAACTCTCGCCAATTCTTCCTGTATGAATTCTTCACTCGCATTAGGATTGTTGCGTCTTATTGTCACTTCTAATGATTGCGTACCTTGTACATAAGCCATGTTATTTTCTTCAATCAATTCTTTGCGACTAATCGGAATCATAGATTTAAGCATCACTTCTGGTTCTTCAATTACTACCGCATCATCATTGAAATTGGCAAGCCATAGCGCACTCTCAATCAACTGCTGCAAGAAGTAAATATATTCAGATTGGATTTGCTCCGCCTTAATCAATGACGTAAACAAATCATAGAACTTAGCCACACCCGATTGAGCACTTGATGCATTATTATCCATGTAGAAATCGACAACCTTTTCTGATGTCTTGGTTTCCATCAACATAAGCTTCATCAAGTCCTTAACCCACTGAATATCACCAATCTTAGTGATATCAATCTGAATGACTTCCATCGCTTTCCCGTTATCATCGTAGGTAGTGATTTCTAAATCCCTGTGATCTATTTTCGCTTCGTCTCCGTAACGTTCCAGCGCCCTTTCTTGAAGTGCTGCCATTATCTCTTTGGAGATAGCAATTCTTGGCTTCCCATTACGTTCAAAGGTGATAGCGTTTCTAGTAAGTGTCCAGTTAATCTCATCTTGCTTCCCATCTTGCCCTTTTAAACAAGAAGTACCAAGTGGATTCATGAATGTTTTTTCATTCGGCCAATAAATAATAAAAGGTCTACCGCGTCCTGGGTACACCTTTTCTAACTCTTTCATGCCAAGAAGTTCCTTTGCTTCATCTTCTGACACTTCTTCTGTTTTTCGTTGTTCATTTAGCAGATAAAGCATATGTTTCGTATGCAAGTCACCATCAATCACCTGTTCACGATAGATATGCAAGTATTCTTGTTCGTCTATTTCAATTTCATAAGCCAAATCAATGCCCATTCCATCATCATGAGGATAGTATACGTCTCTTGCTTTAAATTCCACTCGTAGTCCTTTTTCATCCAACCACGGCACACCTACAAGACCGCCATCCAATTGCTGTTGTAAGATATTCCCCCAATGTTCAAACGCTAGATTACTATTCTTTTGAATCTGATTAATAATTTCCTGCTGAACATGGATTATTTCACTTACATCATCCCGTGGCTCGTCCACTATTTCATCTGTATAAGAATTAATATTCTCCGCTTGAAAATCATCCGGAGATAAGGAAGACTGTATATTCCCTATAGAACGACTTACAAGCATTGCAGGTATCTCGGGTATTAACTTACATATGTTTGCCACCAAGTACGGCGTTTTAACGTTCTGTGCCCTTTGCGTACCGTACATGATGTTGTCTACAATTTCGCCTTTTTCGATTAACTCTTTAGCCCTGGGGAATATCTCTGAATGCTCCCCCTCGTACAGCTTACGGTAATAAAATATGTTACCGTGTGTTTTCTCAATTACAGAAGCATCAAATTTTGTCCAGTTTGGCATATGTTCACCTTCTTTCTTTTACCAAGCGCTCGCACTACTAATGCCAGCTTTAGGAGCAAATAAAATTGTATTGACAAAGTACCTATCTGAGTCCATTAAATGGTCGAATTGTTTAACCGGCTTATCTTCTCCACGATCTGCTGCTTTTTTGTCCCAAATATAAGATGAAAATTCTCTAAATGTTTCCTTACAACAATCATTGAAGTAAATCATTTCCTCAATTAACGCCGTTTGAACGTTTCTAATACCGTCCAGAACATCGTTTTTAGCTTTAATAACATAGAAACCATCTTTCTTTAACTGTGCTATAAAGCTTGAAGCAGATGGGTCTACGATAATACCTCTAACGCGAATCCCTTTAACGAATGCTTTTAAATCCTTGCTATATTCAATGTCAGTCTTTTGTCTAGAAGAATTACGTCCATCATAAAAGTACTCTTTAACCTTGTACCATTTGTTATTATATTTACCCCACAATCCAAATGTAGTAGGGTTTTGCGTTCCGTAGTCAATCGATACGTAGTACTCTGTATATCTTCTTTCTTCCGTTTTAACAACATGCTTGTCTTTATTGAACATGTCATATATAACGCCTTCCGCAAGCACCCATAAGCCCAGGATAAACCGTTGATAGAAAATACCAGAAAACATTCGTTTATAACGATTTTTAACCCTTTCAGATAAAGAAGGGTTATCATCCATTGTAAAATGTAATCTGATTAGGTTTTTTTCTTCTAACTTATCAATGTATTTTTCTTTAAACCAATGAAAGGGACTAGCGGGGTTACAGTTATACCAATACTTTGAGCCATCTACAGAACAACGTGCTTCCGCCTGACTAACAAATGATTCTGGCATTAGTGCTGCTTCATCAAAGAACATTCCAGCTAGAGTAATCCCTTGTATCAAATCTTGCGAACTCTCATCCTTACCACCAAAAACATAAAAGTAATTGGTTACACCGTTTTTGGTAATGGTCAAATAGTTATCTGCTCGATGGTCTTTTACTCGATAACCTCTAGACTTTAGCATTCGTTTTAAAGGTGTAATAACGTTACGTCTGAAAGAACCTATCGTTTTTCCGGCCATACCAAAGTTTTCTTCGTTAAATGTTTCCATCGCCCACATAACGTAAGACAGAGACATAACAACTGTTTTTCCGGCACGAACGGATCCATCACATATAATTCCATCTTTATCATTTACAGGTGATTTTTTATTCCACCAGGTCAACACTTTCAATTGCTTCTTTGAAAATCGTTTGAACTTGAATAATGCAGGTTTAAGCTTCTTCGGTTTCGGCGCTTCCATCGTCGCTGTCGTCATCGTCCCACACCTCCACCGCCGCATCTCCTAATGCTTCAATAAAGCCATCATCTTCATATTCATCCATTTCCTCGCCCTTAACTTTAGCAATCTCCGCTTTAAGTTTCTCTTCTTGGAGACGTCTCTTATCATTATCGGATAGCAAGTCAAAGTATTTCGATAGCATCTCAAGAGCCTTCATTTTGTCGGCTAGTTTAACAGATATACCATCTCTGCCTTGTTTAACCTCTGTAATGATTGTTCCATCAACCTCATCGGATTCATTTAAATCAACATAGGAGTGAGTATCCATTATTTGTTCGCCATTTTCATCTGTAAGAATTTCACCAGTATATTGATCTCTCATTGGTGATTCTCTGTTTCCGAATACTACATAATCAGTTATGTCGGCAAAGGCTATATCAATGTATTTTTGTAATACATCACGAACATCTAATTTTAATTCATTTGCTTGTTCTGCTTTAAGCCTGTCTATTTCAGTGCTTATCTTAGGCTTTCTTAGATGTCTATGACCTTCCACCATCGCTGTTGTATAAGCACACTCATAAGCCTTTTGATATGCTTTGGTAGCATTGAAATACTTAATATAATAAATACAAAAAAGCCTTTGTTTATCAGTGAGTTCATCACTTTCCACAATAGGCTCAACTTCTTTCTTTGACTTAGTTGCAACTTTCTTTTTAGGGGTTGCATCCTTTTTCGTTTTGGTTGCATCCTTTTTTGGAGAACCTCTCGACCAACCTTCACGACTTTTTCTGCTCTTTAATGTACCTAATTTAACATCATGCTTTTCAGCTAACTTTGCTAATGTAAACTTTGTCGTTTCCCACTCTTTCCTAATCTCATCCCAGTTTGGCATTTACATCAACCCCACACCTCCGGTAATAAAAACGCACCCTTGTTAGGATGCGTTTTTAGAATCTCGACGTTCTTCAAAGTATTTAAACAGCAAATCTATACCCTCTATAAAAGCTATTAATATTACTACAACATCTAAACCTAAATCGTTTGTCAGCAGCATTGTGCCATAAGCTAAATACCAAATAGACTTTACCAGATTGTTATATCTAGAATACTTAACTCCCCACTTGTATATTAGTAACCTGAAAAACAAATAAGCAAAAAACGAATATGGCATTAGAGCATTTCCTAGTTCACTAACTTCATATCCAATAACCTGTAGTTTCTCTCCTAGAATGACTATTTTATCATTTAACCCTTTAATATTATCCCCTCCTAATTCCATAATAATTAAAAAAGGGTTTTTTCTCATTATATAAAGACCGTAAGGTCTTAAAAGAACACGTTCCACTTTATTATAGTGCTCTATCTAAGACCCCTTCTAACAATAGATAATTCGTACGTCAATCGTACGTCAAGAAGCGACTTTTTCCACCTTTTCCCTCGCTCTTTCAATGTATTGCTGGACAGTGCGCTTTTTAATTCCTAAACGATCAGCAATCTTTTTCATACTTAAGTTTTCAGCTTCATACATGATATAGCACTGTCGCTCCCTATCCGAAAAACTTTTAAATATATTTATTAATTTAGCTTTTTGGCTAGCGTTTAAATAAAATGGTTCCCGCTCTTTCCGTAACTCCTCATTTATATCTGGAATAATATCCATATCCTCATATTGTTTTAACCGATAAGCATTACGTTTATCAATTCCCCTATATAAACCCGGTTGCCGTCCTGTTTCCATCCATTCGATAGTGAACGACATGCTATCTATCATGCTATTAATTTGCTTTTTATCCATAAACAATTCGGGTTCGAGATCGTTTTTCATTCTTCCTAAATCCCTGCGCTCTTCCTTGTATTCTCCTAATAATTCGTCCGCCCAACTTTCTAATTGTTGACTGTTCATCAAAAATCCACTCCCTCAAGTGTTTTGCTAATCAAAAAAGGACACCAAACAACGCTTATTGCGTCATTCAGTGTCCTCCAGATGGCTGGTAGAACTATTGTTTCTTAATAAAATCCATTATTTTATTGTTTAGCATTTCAAGCTTTTCTATCGAGGCATGCAAATCGCGTTTTGTCTCTTCTTTTTCCCTATCATTTCTAAATATATCGTGTTTGTATACATCAATATAAAATCCAAGACCTGATAATTCATATATTAATTCTTCAAAATCATCTGCTACTTCACTGGGAATATAATTAGTAGGTATTTCCGATAAATACTCTTTAGTTTTACTAAAGAGCTTTTCATTAGTTACATATAGATGTCCCAAAACCCCATCTTTATCCCAAATTTCTTCAAGGTCCTTAAGTGCGCTTAGGGTTATTCCAATCCATCTACTAGCCTGTTTATATTCCACTTTGAAAGTCGTTATCTTTTCTTTCTTTGATTCAAATAATTCTTTCTTAAACAGAAAATATGCTCCTAATATCCCTAATACAGCACCTAAAAATGCACCGATAAGAGTACCTACCCCTGTTACCCACGCATCAGGAGTGACGCAATTCCAAAAACCCTCACATTGCTTTATACTAACTGGTATTGCTTTCAAAACTCTTCTCCCTCTTCCCTCCGCATTCGTTTCACCTTCCCTTGATGTGTAACAATTTTATATTCGCCAAATGGTGGAAGCTCCCTCAATTTAGCTTTACCATCGCAAATCACTATCACACAACTGGAAGGAATATTCATTATATCAAATTCTAGCTTATTGGAATCTAAATCTAGTTGAATTTCTTCTTTGTTTTGCTGCATTGCTAGATCACTCCTATGATATGTTTTTGCTTATAAACTCCCTCAATTTCTCGTTATCCTCTTGCAACCTAAGTATCTCGCTTGAAGCTTTAGCCATGATTACTTTAGAATCGTCCAACGCACGTTTATCCAACTCGTCCATTGCATATACGCTATTCAGAAGACTTCTGCCACGTTTTAGTTCTTCTATCAGTTAACTTCCCATCCCTTCCCAGTTTTCTTAGCAATCACTAGTTCGTGTCCTGTTTTAATTTCAAACAGCTTTTTTCTTAGGGTAAAGTCTTTAGATGTCGGCCCACCTTTAACATCAATTACCTTTATTTCACCATCGATGTATGTAACTTTGAAGTCTGCTGTAAACTTTGCGCCCGATTTTGTACGAGTGCCATATCCTTTACACAAGGTGCATTTGTTAAGATTGAGTGTTTTGGTATTCAATACCTTTCCACGACCGTCACACCTACCGCATTTTACTTTATACGGCTTGATAATTTGATATTCGGGTTGCAATTCGATGTCTTGTACACTTTTGTCATTTTTAAGAATGAGATAATACTCATATTCAGCTTGTGAATCGAAAGTTACGCCTTGAAACTCTATCTTTCTAGCATTGTATTTGTTTTTAGGTTTTCTCCTTACCCTCATAAAATCACCATTCCAAAGAACAACCCTATAGATCCCATTGCAAAAATACCTGTTAAGAGATAGATAACTTCAAGTGTGTCTAATAGTTTTTCCATGTTGGTTCACTCCTTTAAGTCACTTTCTTTCACAAATACGCCGTTGACCATTTTACCCTTGCGTCCAGATATTTCTTGATAAGCTGTATTTAGACACCTTTCAATGCTTAAATTGTTTTGTTGCCCCAATATAATCAACGTAACAATAACATCGCCTATTCCGTCCTCTAGAGCATCTCTATCACTTCTTGCTAATGCTGCAGCAACTTCCCCTGTTTCCTCTGACACCTTTAAAAACTGCTTGCTACTGTCAGCTTTGTCTAATCCTTTTTCAATACTCCATTGCTCCACTTTTTCAACTAATTTATTTAAATCCATTGTCTTTCCTCCTCGCTTGTCGTCATCACGAAATTACTAAATCATCATCTTCAATAAGTTCATCCTCATCAACTTGCGAAACTGGTCTAAAATCACTTCCTACACGAACCCATACTTTTTGATTCGGACTATACATTTTTAATTCCTCAATCAATTCTTCAACTGTCATAATTTTCACTCCTTCACAATCTCTTCGAAATGTTGATTAGATATATTTATATAAATCCTCGTAAAAGTCACTCACGTCCATTCCGAAAAAGTCTTGACCATTCCAAAACCATAGAGTTTTATCTGCAATGTCGTAATAAAGTGAATAGAATTCAAATGCTTCGATAAGTTCTAGGTTTTCCTTTTTTAAATCAAATAGTTCTTGTCCTGTCAATTGCACCCCTCCTTTAGTCGAAATGTTGGTTACTTTTCTTTAGATATTTCTTTTACCAACATTTTAAAAGCGGTTTTATATTGAAGTGCTTCTGATTCGGCTTGGTGTAACTCCAACGTAACTACCTTTATTTCTTCATTCAACTTGTGGTTCTCTTCTTCCAACATTTTATTCATCTCTTCTGTTGTCATTGGTTTATTGTTGGAACTGACTTCTTTTCCTAGCTTCATCATTTCATCTACACTGGGCGGTCTCATTATTTTCACCTCACTATTCAACAATTGGTTTCATTTCCAAACTAATACGTCCCGTCCACAACCATTAAACCAGGATGCACCCTATCCCAATCCCAGATTGTTGGATTAGGACTGTTATCAACTTCCACCAGCAAAAAATCATCACCAGATAGTTTTGTAATCGTACCTTTGTTCCCTTTGCGGTCAACCAGTTCCATTCCAACTTGCAAAAATCCTAGTTCTTTCACTGATTTCATTGTTTCGCCCCATCTCCATACTTTTCTTGATACTTCTCATCCCATTTAGTTAATCTATCCATGATCTCATGCAAGTTCTTTATTTGTGTCTTGTTTAGTGCTTCCACCGCAATATCCATATTGATGATTGTTTTTACCTTTGTTCTGCTTAAAGCTTTATGTTTATTTCCGCCGGCCATGAAGTCACCTCACTTAACCCACACGACATAACTAACTTTATTTGGTTTACTAGGTAATACTTTTATGACTTGTAACTTATCTCCATCTGCATTACGTTCAACTGTTTCAGTTACGTATCTTTTCATTTGGATTCCTCCAATGCTTGACGTGCTTTTTTCCCACCATCCATATCCACTTCCGATTGGTCATGAATTGGCTTGTCGTCCTCTGTGTATAAAAGTGGGTAAACATAGTTATCTTCATCCGCATAAAACTCCAAAGCTTGTTTGAAGCGTTGGTTTTGTTGTTCTAAAATAAAATTAGATAGGCTCGAATCATTCGAAATCTTCATTGCTTCATTTGCCATTTTTAGATGGTGTTCCAATTCCCCCACACGCTTCTCCAACCGTTCATTTCTGGCTTGCGTGACGTCAATTTGCTTTAATGCTTCATCAGTTACTTTTTTAGATGACTCCACACGTTGGATAAGCCAATAAGGATACGTATCTTTAGGAAGTCTGCCACCATAACCATAAGCGCGCTTTATCTCTTCCAACCTACTCATCTTCATTCACATCCAATCTTTTCTCCACCGGGCAAACAAGTTTGATCATTCTGATATCCCAACTGTCACCCATCTCGTCTTCCACTGAGTTGTCCCATACAGATTCAACTTCTCCCAGCACTAAAAAATTGTTAATCACCTTAAAAATATCACCTTTTCTGTACTCGTTGACTTCCCTATCATGTGACTTCCAAAATCTACGCTCTTTTTCTTCTTTGATTTCTTGTGGTGTGGCGTGGCGTAGTTTTTCTTTGTGGATGTAACTATTATTTATAAAATACGCTTTTGATTCATCAAGTTTCATGGTGACTCCGGTTTCTGTATTAGTTATATAATCATTTTCCTTAAACTCCGGTTTTACTTCATAACCGGTGTATAAAGCTTTAATAAATGTATCTAAATCTAGATTGTTAAGTTTTTTCAATTCCCCAACAAAACTCCAACCTTTATAAAATATGTGGGTCTTAATTAAATCGGTTTTGCTATGATGTTTTTTTCCGTATTCAATCGCTTCTGCTTGCTCTTTAGTAACCCTTACCCTTTCCATTTCAATCCCTCCAAATTAATCAATTTAAGCCGTTCTAAGACGTTTTATTTATTTCGTATAGTTTTAGTCTAGCAAACTACTAAAAACGCTTTGAGCGTTATCAGAACCAATCAGAATGAGGTGACTTAACTTCCACTTCCATCGCTCTTAATCTAGCTAACTGGTTAACTAATTCTTTATAATCCTTTTCATCGGTATCATGGTAGTTGTATTTTCTAAGTTGCTCGATGACAAAACTCTTTTTATAATCATCGAGTGTTTGGTTCATCGTCACTTCTCCTTATACTGTTCGTTTATTGGTTCTGTCGCTGCTCTTTCGGGATCCCATCCATAACTTCTTATTCGAGCGCTATAGGTATTTGCAGATATACCGTTAGACAATGCTATATTTTTGTATTTTCGATACTCTAACACCCTATCTTTATTTTCAGGGGTAAGTCCTCTTGGCGTTGTACTCGCTTCTTCTATCGTCCAACCTTTTTTAATACGGTTAACAAAATTTTGATAAGTTATATTTAGTCCGTTTTTTACCGCCTTTTCATGTTCTTCAGAATAAATTTTTGTTTTTTGCTTCGGCCGGGTTATGGCTTTCTCTAAAGGCCATCCGTGTTGATAAATTCGTGTTCTAACCAATTGTTTAGATATGCCGTTCTTTTCTGCTATTTCATAATATTTATCTAATGTTTTTCTCATCGGGGAAGTTAGTGCTTTTTCTTTACTCCAACCGTGATATATCCTTGACCTCAACGCAGTTTCTGTTATCCCGTTTTTCTCAGCTTGCTTAATATCTTTAATCGTTAACATACCTTTACCAACCCCCGAACATGGCGTAATATTTACCTTTCCAGTAACTCGACAACCTAGCGTCAAATTTATTACCTACATCTACACCGCGTCTTTTGCTGATTTTGAATTTAATAGTGATCATGGTTTAACCTCCAACGCTATACGTGCTTTATTCCCTTGATCATTGTCGATTTCCAGCAGTCCATCAGCGCTTCTTTCATTTGCTACATAATTTTCCTCATTCGCATAAAACTTCAAAGCTTCTTCGAGTTCCTCAATCCGTTCCAACAGCCCCACAACATAAACCTGTCCGTCCCTTAATTCCTGCAATGCATGTATTGCTAATTCCTTACCGGTCCAACTGCTAGGTGTAAATGGTTCTGGATATTTTTCAGCACCTTTTTTGATTTGCGTTTCTTTTACTTCATCCGTAATTTTGTCTACTTTTTTATAAAATGGATGGTTAAAATGGTTAATTAGATTTTCATTCATCCCTTAATCCCCCTTAAAAAGGTAATTCATCGTCGCTAATATCAATTGGTTGTCCATTATTAGCAAAAGGGTCCTCGTTATTGAAATTAGATTGATTCTGGTTGTTTTGTTGATTCGGTTGAGTGTTTGTTCCTGGTTGATTGTTTTGCCCTGTGTTGCCGTTATTTTTGCTTTCTAGGAACTGGATGGATTCTGCTAAAATTTCTGTAACATAGACTGTCTTTCCATCCTGTCCTTCGTAAGTTCGAGTTTGTACACGACCATCAACCCCGATAAGATTTCCTTTCTTTTGATAGTTTGCTAGGTTTTCAGCCTGTTTTCTCCAGGTTACACAGTTTACAAAGTCAGCTTCTTGTTGTCCTTCTTGATTCTTAAATGGACGATTCACTGCTACAGTAAAATTTGCCACTGCATTTCCTGTGGGTGTGTATCTTAAATCCGGATCACGTGTTAAACGGCCCACTAAAATTGTTCTATTCATCATTTGTTTTCCTCCTATAAGCAAATGCTCTAGTAATTTTTCCCTCGTCCGCTAAGTAAGCCAAAGCGTATAATATTTCCATGTACGGACGTTTAAAGCGTTCCATCAAATCCTCAATTTCCCAACCATTTTCATATAGAATGTTTATTTCATGTAACAATCCTGTGGAGAACGCATCATCATATTTGCTTGTTACATAGACAAGCCCTCCACCTGGCAGTTTTTTATCGTTCTTCCACCTTTTCATCCGATGTTCTTCAATGGGAATCATGCTATTTCACCTTTTAATTTCGCTAATCGATATTCATAATATTTCAAACGCTTTTGCTTTTCCGTTTCACTTTTATATTCACAATGACTATCGGGGCAAGGATGAAAAGTTATGCCCCATGAATGCTCTGTGTTTATTCCGCCTGTTCCGTTGCAGGTTTTACACATGGGATTCACCTTCTAACAGTTCTGGATTTTCAAAGACAGTGCCAATCTTTTTATTTCTGTTGTCTCTGTCGTGAAAGACTTCCCAAAATTTACCCTTACCATTTGTCAATTCAATTGTCTTCGCTTTATGTCTTATAAAGATTCCGATTTTAGTTGGATTGTTTTCCCCAGCCCAACCATTTTCAATAATGTCACCGAACATAAATCTTTCTAATTTCACACCGCATCCCCCTCTATCACTTCATCAATCGTCACTTGGTTCTTTTCAAATTCCGCATCAGCCAAATCCCTCAAATGCTTCTCATAACAAACAGGTCCATATCCACGATCAATGCTTTTCTTGTCTTTTAGTTTTCTTCCGCATGTAGTGCATTGCATTTACATTGCCCCCTTAGCAAATTTCCCTAATCGGTAATTATCTCCATCAATTTCCACAACCGTTGTATCTCGATTGACAATCCTGCTGAAATTCCGTTCGCCTAACTTTGCTTCCAAATCGTTGGGGTTGTAGTTTGATGTATAAATCGTATGAAGACCTTGCCTGCTATCCACGATTTCAAATAACTTTTCCCATGCCCACTCGCTTGATTTTTCAGCACCTAAGTCATCCAGAACTAAGACGTCCGTATTGTTTAACATTTCGATAATGTCACCTTCTGAATAATCGCTATCCTTGTTATAACTAGCTCTAAACTTAGTTAGCAGTTTAGGAACTGAAATGAATATCGCACTATAAGGTCTCCATTCTTCTCTGCCGTTATCATGAATGACTTTATATTGCTTTTTGATAATCTCATCCGTGATTGACTTTGCTAGATGCGACTTTCCAACTCCATAAGTACCAGAAAAGAGTAGATTAATAGGTTTATCTTTATCGAATACCTCAACAAATCGTTCCGCTACCATTTTTGCCTTTGCTTGCGACTGGTTACTAGCTTGATAGGTTTCAAATGAAGCTTGCTGAAGGTCCTTGTTGATAAGAGAATACCGATTGAAAAACTGCTTCATTTTGGCTGTTTTTAGATTGTTTAAGCTATTCAATGATTTTTTAGCTAAAGCTATATCCTCACACTTGCAACCATATTCAACTTCATCAATGGTTTCTCTTGGTGTTATCTCGATTTTTTTGCCTTTGTCTGGGCCTCCTACCAATTCCATTTCGTAAACTCTAGTTTTCATCTTGCAGCCAGGACACGTTTCCTCCCTTAGAAAAGTCATATTTGGAGTAATCTTGCCTATAACTTGACTGAGTGATTTCATTTTGTTTACCTCCATTTATCGCTTTTAATGATGGTTTATTTATAGTATTTAACCGGTCTAGAGCTTCTTCTCTACTCGTGTTTCTCATAATACCGATGGTGTAATCTTCTTTTTTTCCTGCATGAACTTCTATATGTGTTTTAAGTGCATATTCAATGACAGCAGGATCGTATTTCTTCCACTTTTCCATAGTGTTACAAATTACACTTTTTGCTACTTTTCCGGTTTTCCTAGTTTCCCTAATGACATCCCAATATTTTTTATTTAATTCATTAAAATTATTTATTGGGGAAAAGACCGGCAATAAATCTTTGATTTTTGACGTATAGTCTTTTTCTTTATCTCTTTCTATATCTTCTTCTCTTTCTTCTTCTGTACCGTCACGTGACGTCACGCTAACGTCACTTTCTTTTTTTGTCTCAATTTCAAGTTGTTTTTTTCTCTCTCGATACCTTCTATTTCGCTCTGCATTAAGCTTTTTAACACGTTCCATACCTTCAATGTTTTGATGTTTTTCCCAGTTAGAAATTGAAATAAAGGCATCTTCGTCAATCTCTATCATTCCAAACTGTTTAAACGTCTCCAGAGCCATTCTTATTACATTTAGAGGACGATTAAATATAGTTGCTAACATCTCATCTGTGTATGGGATATTCTCACTCAAATAGATATATCCACTTGCGTTTGTTTTTCCCGCCTGCGACAGAAGCTTGACCCAAATAATGAGGATGGTATCAGCTTCCGGCATTTGTTCAATAAGCCTTATTTTCTCGTCCTCAAACATATTCGTACTTAACTTTATCCACTTCACATCACTCATTACTGGATCACTTCTCCTTAGTTTCTCGGTATCTCACAGACTGCAAATCTACCTTTTACTTTTTTAATGACATATCCTGGATAGTGTTGCATATATTGTAGGATGTGCCTTTTTAATTCTTCTTCGTTTTTTGATTGCTCCCAGATCCAGTCTGGGAGCCTTACATTTGATTTGTTATGCATTTTCTTCTACTGTAAAATCTTGCTGTTCGTTTTCGCCTACTACCTCGTAATCTGCATCTATAACATCAGACGAAAATTCTTCATTTACTTCTACCGGATCCTTGCTATCCTCAACCATGCCTTTTTGCATATCAATAGAAAGGATTCCCCATTTATTTAGCATGTTACGAATAACTGTTTTCCTAGCCATAGCATCCCAGTCGTTTTTCCATCCGAAATCTGATTTACTGAATCTTTTCTTATGTTTTTCTACATCTTCTTTAGACCAATAAACTGTCTTTCTAAAACCATTAATAAGTTCAAAATAGCCTGTATACCCAATTACTTTGTCCGATGTTCTGCTTTCGAAATCTAATTCAATTTCTTCTGTAAGACGGTCCCATTTTTTCAATTCACCTTCATAAACCTCAATCACGTTTATATTGCGATATTGACCTGTTCTAAGCGCTAATTGAATGTATCCTTTGTAACCCATTTGGAATTGCGCTTTACCACCGTAAGGGACAATCCATGCATACCCTAGGTTCTTATCAACTGGAAGGTCTAAAGTAGCCGCAATCATGGCACTTGAAATAACACTCATTGGTTCGGCTTTTTGAAGCATTTTCTCGCTGTTATAAAGACCTAGTATCGATGCTGTGAATTGATTAGCGCGTTTCCCTAACACTTCCTCAAAACGATTCATAACAGCTGGAGAAGCTAGTAATTGCTTCATTGTTGTTCCTTGTGTTTTACCTACCTGGTTATTACCTTGTTTTTTATTTGAAATTTGATTTTTTAAAGTTGAATTTGTGGCCATATTATCCAATCTCCTTTACGCCGAATCTACGGCTTGTAGTTTGCTTTAAAACTGAATTATATATATCTGGATACTTACTCTTTAAAAGCTTGCTATCGACCCTATTTGACGTAACGGGCTTCCAATCAACTTGGTAGTTCTTAACGAAACCCGTTTCGGCTTCTTTTAATTCATGCTTAAGCTCGTTTTCTGTTTGCTTCGCCAATTCTTGTAACTGTTTGATGTTTTGTTTTAACTCCAAGTAGTTGTCCAGTTTTTCTTTATAACCGAAAGACAAGTCAACAATTTTTTCTGGATCCGATTCTTCATATCGTTCTTTCAAGAATTTTTCTGCTGCACTTGAACCATCTAATGCAGGTGGTACGTTCCCTAATACATGGTGATTCCAGAAGTGAACCTCCGCATCAAATATCATTTGAATAAGTTCCTCATCCCGTTCAATGTCTTTCCAAATGAATCGTTGTCCACCTACTAAAACAGCTATATAAGCGTGTTTATAACCAGTTACACCTAAATAGTGTTGGACTTGTACTAAATAGGGCGCTGGGATTTCTTCGCTTTCCCAATCTTTAGCCAAGAATGCACTAGCTGTCTTGCATTCGAGAATGGCATCCTCCCCAACAACTTTTCTATCAATGTTTGCTGTAATGAAGTTAAATTTTGGATGTTGCATCATAAAGTTGTTACGACGTACTTTTTTACCCGAACGAACTTCAAACTCTTTTGCAACTACTTCTTCAAGCAAATTTCCAAAGTATGCTGCTTCTGCTTGTGATTCTTCTACATGGGTTTGACCTGTCTTCTCTAGCCACAATTCAAATGGTGTACGATATTTATTTAATCCAAGGATGATGGAAGCATCACTTCCGCCAATTCCTTTTGTACGTTCTTCAAGCCACTCTTGGCGAGTCATTTCAAGTGTGTTTTTAGCCATTTACTTATCCTCCAATTCTTCCAGTTCTTCTAATCTATCTTTATCAACAAGAACTTCATCAAAATTGACTACAAAATATACTTCCTTGTTTATGTTGCTATCATCAATAACCAAGTTATCCCAATGTGTATCTTCACCAGTTGTTGTCTGCACTTGCACTTCATAATCCATATCGTAATCAAGTAAATTTTCAATTAACTCCCTAACAGTCATCTTATTTCCTCCTATTGTTTAAATTAGCGATTCATCGTATAATGGAAATACGATATTATTAAAATAATCTTGATTTAAAGCCCTCTGCCAAAGGGCTTTTTATTTTGCGAATTCATAAGTAGCACCTATCGCTTCCAATGCTTCTTTTGTTTCATTCATCAATGTTTCCACTAAGAAAAATTCATCTTCATATACTAGGATTTCATCACCACAAAACACTTCATTACCAAGTGCATCAATTCCGTATTCTTCACGGCGTGGACTGTAGATTGGAAAGCCTGTCCTAATTGTTCTTTCAATTAATGGATGTTCCATGTTATGACCTCCTTTTTTTATTGAAAACTTCATTAATTAACTTCTCTTTCATCGATAAAAAAATTATTGGATGATGTTGTTCTTTCACTGATATAAGCTTCAGCTTTTTCTCTTGTTGAAAACGCGCCTTCTATCGCCCAATCATCAAATGCATCTACCCAAACAACAATGTAAACTTTCACTTCCTTCTTCCCCCTTTCCCATGTACTAGGGTTAATCGCCCCTTTGTAACCGAGAACCATATAATTAGGAGGATCATATGGCTTAAATTCAGGGGAGAATTGCAGTTCTCGGCTACAAAGGAAGGACTAAACCTTCCTTGCTAGATGTATTTGTGATATAATAGGTGTACCGATATTTACTGACTCACGTTTGCAGACGTGGGTTATTTTTTTGCCTTGAGAAAGTTTTTGATTGCAAATTCACCTTTCCATCCTTTTACGACCGCCAACGCATCATCATCATCTCTATCTATCGTGTAATAACTTCTTTTAATTCCTTCAAAACGTTTTAAGAGTTGATACGCTTCTTTTTCAGAGGGGCTATTATGGTTATAAATTTCCATTTTCAACCCCATATCCAACAACTCGCCAACTGTGTAATCCCTATAATTCTTTTGCATTTCCATTCCTCCTAAAGTGAAATTATTAAAGCGAAATATACAAACACTAATGTTGCGATTCCCAACCCTAAGTAAAATCCATCTACAAACTTTTCATTCATGACAACATTCTCCTTAAAATTAATTCTGGTGTGATTCCTTCCAAGATTTTTGCCAATTTATCCATGTGTTCTTTGTTATCTTTCATCTTTTGTAATTCTCTTAAAGAACGAATAACGTTTTCGTGATAGATAGCTGCCTTTTCAAAATTTCCATTCATAGAATGTTCCATAGCTTGTGATTGGCAGTAAATGTAGCAATCCGCCTCCCTACTAGCACGTTCTAAATCTGACTTTAAAAACATTGATTTGTTCATATGAATAATCCTCCTAAAAGTAGTATTGTTCCTGTGATTAGTTGTGTGATAGGTTGTAACTGATTAACTACTTCAACGCCTGCATAAAGCGCCATTAGTACATCTGGGTTGTTAGTTATACGGCACCACTTAATTAAGTCAGCTGCCTTTAATTCCATTCGATTATTTTCTAATCTTGATATGTTGCTCCTGGACATATGTAGCTCTTCTGCCATTTCTTCTTGGCTTATGTCAGCAACAACCCTCATTTTTCGTAAAATAGAGCCAAATTCCATGTGCTCACCTCCTATGTGCGTATTCCGCACAATGATTACTGGAGTTGGGCAGTAAATCTTAGGTGACTGTCATATAATGTAATTACCAGCTTCCCTCAAGTTGGTTGTTTTGCTAGATTGTTAGATAGCTTCCTGCGATAGAAGGGATTTATATTGGTTATCCTTTGCCCATCGTTCTAAAAACGCTCGGCATTCTTTCGCAGGAAAGTACCACTTTCCACCTGTACTAAATTTTGGAAAGTCCGGATCATGGAAGAACTTATCCTGTATCGTATTCCAAGACATGTTGGTTTGTCTTTTAAGTTCTTTCGTGTCCCAAAAAGTGATTTCAAGTTCAATTTTGTTCAATCGTTTTTGTATTTCTTCCAAGTAAATTTGTTTTAATTCATCTTGATTGACTTGGATTTGGAACATTAGATAACCTCCTGTTGATTTAGAAATTTATTAATAAAGTAAATTTGACCTTTGCCAGTAATTTTAGGAGTGCGAGTCTTTTTCATTTCGCCATCAGATCCACTTCTTAACCCGTGCTTGGTAACCATAATTCCTAAGTCAAGGCTTCTTTGGGTTGGTGTGTTCCATAATTCGCCTTTTTGTCTGCAAAGATAACCATTACTTCGCAACCAATCGAAAAGACGATTTGTTCCAATATCAATACCTTTTTGTCGTAAGACAGTTGCCAAATCCTTTATTAGGACAGTGTCTTTAGAAACACTTACGGCATCAGCGTAAATCACTTTTGGTTTTTGTAATTCGATTGTTTGTTCAGCTTGTATACGTTTTTGTTTTTCTAATTCTTTTTGTTCGCGTTCTTCTTTCAAATCAGTTGCTAATTTAATGATCGTATCTGGGTTAAGAAGAACTTCTTCTATTTTTTCTGGTGTCATATATGCACCGTGTTTTCTGATAGATGGGATGACTTCATGAGTTATCCAGCGTTTGAATTGTTTCGCTTCTTGTTTACGAGATTTTAAAACCAATTGATATAAACCAAATTCATTAACAACGTTCACTTCTTTGTTTCCGAACTGGGTAGGTATTGTGTAGGTAGCTTTTTCGTCTTCGTCAAGTCCGCCCGATACATACCTATTTCCTTTTTTATCAATTCGTTCTTGACCATTAATTGTTTGAGAAATATTTTTAATTTCTAATATGTCGCAAACATCTTTTGCAACAAACCAAGGTTCGTTGTTTTTCTCGATAATTCTTAAGTGCTTACCGTTAAATATTTTTGTTAATTGATTCATTGTTATTCCTCCTCAAAGGATTTTTGTTCCTTCCTGTCGAAAGTAGTACTTAGGAAGGAGGTGTGCATTATGTCTAAAACTGATAAAGAATTAGCTGTTGAAATTGCGAAAGCTTATATTGAAGCTTCATCCAACCTTAAGCAACAAAATGGCGCTTCAAAGCCGATAGTCAAACCTGATGAAGTGTTAGGACTGATTAAAGATTTTCATGCTGAACTAAAGAAATTAGATTGATACACTTTGTTCGAAATAAGAGTGAAGAAGGTTAATAACTTTGGCGAGTTCTTCTTCGCTCCAACCCTTTGATTCAGCAAACTCAACTAGTTCTTGTGACTTTTGAATAGTTTCTCTTATTTCCTTGATGTCAATTGATAAGGTTGTTTTTAATTGATTCATTTAATTACCTCCTTGAATTTGCGATTCTACATCGATTGGATCAGTAATTTTTACTAAGTCATCAACAGCCTGTTCTCTGCTGTAGTTTTGATCAGATGATAGTTCGAATGCCACGCGTAAAATTTGCGTTTTGATATCTGACATAAACCAGGCTTTTTGGATTTCGTTTTTAAACTTCTGTTCCAACTAGATCAACTCCTTAAAGGTTTTCCCTCACCTCATGTCGAATTATGACTATGGAAGGAGGTGAATATTTATGGAACGCTATTCTCGAATTTATTCCTTTAACGCATACGGGAATAAAACTAACCTAGAAAAGACAATCAAAAATTTTGTTGATGCTGGATGGGAATTTATTGGTGATACTCCCGTTCTTACTGCTCCATTCATCAGCGTTGGTTGGCTAAAAGAAAAAGGAGAAATTATTTACCCGGATGGTTATCCCAAACCAAAATAAAATAGTCTGAATAATGGGGTAAATCCATTTCACCGGCTTTTGTTCCTGGCGCCCATACTGGAGTCCAACCCTTGGATATCATCATTTCAGCCTCTTCTCGTTCTCCCACAAACGTGATTAGGTTGAATGATTTTCCAAGATCGACAGTAAATTGTGGTTGATTCATTAAACGACCTCCTTTTCGGTTTGTTCCTTTAAGGAACCACTGTTTTCAAAAAAAATCACCCAATCAAACTTTAATGTCTTAGCAATACGTTTTGCTACTTCTACAGATGGTGTTTTATTTCCTTGTTCGATATGGGTGTAATGACTTCTTGAGATGCCGGATAACATCGCAACTTCCGATTGCGTTAAACGTCTGCTATCACGCATTTCTTTTAACCAGGTTCTCATTTTACACCTCCTAATGTTCCGTTAAGGAACCTTTAACTTAATTACATTATATGTTCTTTATAGGAACATGTCAACATATATTTAAAATAAAGTTATACTTTTAGAAACATATAGTGAAGTTACTGTGAGAAACATTTATAATGAAGGTGTTGGTATATGAAAGAGAGGAACATTTATGACCGTATTCGCCAAAAGATTAAAAACTTATAGGGAGAAATTGAAGAAAGAAGATTCAAAATGGACTCAAAAGTATGTAGCAGATAAAATCGGTTTGGCTAGAGTTACATATACAGCTTATGAAAACGGAACAAAGATGCCCCCATTTGATACAATAAATAGGATTGCAGAATTATTCGACATAAAAACCGATTATTTAATGGGAAGAACCGATAACCCTAAAAGGAAAACCACGTTATCTGAAAAAGACGAAAAAGATATTGCTAAACGCATGGAGAAAATGAAAAGAGATTTAATAGAAGGAAATGCCGAGGGCGAAGGTTTAAGCTATAGAGGCGAACCCATGAGTCCGGAAGCTATCGAATCTTTATTGGAAGCTCTGGAACACGCTGAACGAATAGCGACTTTAGCAAATAAGAAATACACCCCTAAAAAATATAGAGATAAAGAATAAAATATAGGGGGTCAATTGGATGTGGATTAAAGAGATTGTAGAAAACCTAGTAGATAAACATGGCACGAATGACCCGTTTAGAATCGCGGAGGCAGAGAACATATATATCGTTGAACAGGATTTACATGAGGAAATCCTTGGTTTTTACAAATACATAAGAAGAAACAAGTTTATTTTCCTAAATTCCAATTTAGAAAGTAACGAAAAACTATTTACATGCGCTCATGAATTAGGTCATTCGAAATTACATCCTAGAACAGACACCACATTTTTAAGAAGCAAAACACTTTTTTCAGTTGATAGGATAGAGAATGAAGCAAACCGGTTTGCGGTGGAACTTCTCATGCTTGATGAGAATTTATATGGATTTAAAAATACAAATCTAACAATCTATGATGCTGCTGATTTGTATAGTGTTCCTAAAGAAATCTGTCATCTGAAAAAATTTTAGACTCAATATAGATATATTTTACCGGATAAAAAGGAGGATTTTTTATGAAAAAGTATTTATATCTTGTGTTTACCGTTTTATTAGTTTTTATGGTTGCTTGTGGTAGCGAAAACACGTCTAATGATGCGGGTAGTAGTGAAGGGAATGAAGAAGAACAAGCAGAGGTTTCCGAAGATGATAAAAGTTCCGCTCAAAAACAGGCTGAATGGATGGAGCAACAAGAAAATGCAGATAACCAAGAAACACAAGAATTTAACGAGGATACCGGCAAAGGTTATATTGAAGATTTAGGATATGTTGAAACCGTAGGCGTTGGCTATAGCGATGAATTAGGGATTGATGGCACAGATGCACCTCTGCAACCAGTAGAAATGGGAAGTGCACAATTAGAAATAGAAGGATTAGCAATCTTAGAAGTTAAACCAAATGAAGATGCAAAGCAGTTGTTTTTTGATGATAAGGAAAAAGTGAAAGCTATTGTAGTAGGTATGAAAGCTGAAAACACTTCAGATGATGATATAGAATTCCATCCTAACAACTCTATCATGGTCACAAACACAGGTGAACAAGTGGAGTCGGATATGTTTTTGATGGGTGATGCAGGTGGAGAGTTTTTAGGCAAGGTTAAAAAGGAAGGACAAACATGGTGGATCCTTCAAGATGCAGATGAGGACATCTCAGAAGTGAAAATGATAATATCCCCTCCTTATACTATGGATGACTGGGAAGATCTAGCAGAGGAAAAACGTATTGAGTTTGAAGTTTTAAGTTGGGAAGAAGCACAAGAAAGAGATGCGAAATAGTCACAAGGTGTACATTAATTTGTACACCCTCTCTTTTACCATTGGATAGAACATACATTCTTTATAAAAGTTGCAGAATCTGCACAAAACTAGAAAGGAGTTTATAAAAATGAATATAACTTATCGGAAACACAATGGAAAATGGGAGTTTCGGATTCGATACAAGGATCCAATTTCCCAAAAAAACCGTGAAAAATCAAAGCGTGGCTTCAGAACCAAGCCAGAGGCAAAAAAAGCTGCCGAAGAAATTCAAAGGCAACTACAGGAAGGATATGACCAAAGTGGTATGTTGTTAAAAGACTTCTTAGATTTTTGGTTAAAGGAGTATAAAGAAGGTTCTGTTAGAAAAAACACCCTATCCTCTTTGCAAAACAGTGTTGATAATCATATTAAACCATATTTCGAAAATATTGAACTGAGGGATATTACCCCTGATTTATACCAAAAATTCTTAAATTACCTTTATAAAAAAGGTTTATCTAAAAATACACGATCGCGAATACACAATTGTTTTTATAGTGCTATGAAAAGGGCCGTTATTAATAAGTTGATAATTTCAAACCCTGCCCAGGTAGCTATTATTAAAGGGGAAGTTAAAAAAGAGGAAATTAAATTTATTGATTCTTCTGAAGTGGCTAGTTTTCTAACTCACGCTTATCAATACGGCTATATTTATTGGATTTTCTTTAAAACCCTAATTGAAACCGGTATGAGAAAAGGAGAAGCTGCTGCTCTTCAATGGACGGATATAGATTTTAAAAATATGACTATTACTATTAATAAAAGTCTCGATTTTCAACCTAGAAGTAAGGATGAGCTATTTGGTGACCCAAAAACATATCATTCAATAAGAACTATTTCCATGAGTAAATCTTTAGCTGATTCTTTTCGGTTTCATATTAATTATCAGAATCAAAATAAACTTGCATTAGAAGATTTATACCATCATGAACTTAATTTAGTGTTATGTAGAAATGATGGTAACTTTATGCCAAAATCCACTTTATTTAATGCTTTTGAACGCATTTTAAAACGTGCTGATTTACCTAAGTTACCTATCCACTCTTTAAGACACACTCACGCCGTCTTACTTTTAGAAGCTGGTGCAGAAATGAAATATGTTCAGGAAAGATTAGGCCACGGAAGTATGCAAATAACATCTGATATTTATTCCCATGTGTCTAAAAAAATGGAACAAAAAAATATCGCCCAATTTGAAAAATACATGGACGATATTCTAAAATAA